CGTGCGTGCGACACCTCGCCGTCCATCAGCGCCTGCTCCGCCGCGATCCCGCAGGCGTGGCAGCCGCAGCTGAGGCCCTGCACGCTTGTGCCGTGGTAGCGGATGCCGGTGTCGAAGGAGATCCCCTTGAGATCGGCCACCAGTGTCAGCCCTTCCTCGTGTAGGCGGCGGGTCTCGGCCTTGGTCGGCTTGCTCATGTTGTCGGTGCGGGGGCCGACCCAGTGGTACACCTTCCGGTTGGAGCCACCGTCGCGGGTCTTGGTCTCCCGGATTTCGATGAGCTTGCTCTCCGTCAGTCGGCGGAGGTGCCGCAGCGCGGTCGGCTTGCTGATCTCACACGCGGTCATCACGTCGGTGACCCGGGCGCCCGTGAAGCGGGTAGCCATCCAGGTCTCCACGGTCGTGGCAGCGTCGCTGTTGCGGGTGCCGTCGGTGATCCTGCGCAGAGTCTTCTTGGCGTCCTCTACCTGATCCGGCCGCATTCGGTCGGAGTCGATGACGGGGATGCCGCGTACACGCCAGAACGGCAGATGCGAGAACTCCCTCCGCTCGGCGGGGGTCGCGGTTCCGCGCTCCATGGCCTGCTCGTGGGCAACGATGCTCAGGTGGGTCAGTTCTGTGTCCATTTTGCTCTCCAGGGTTTGATTTACCGGCTCACCTCTATAAAAGGTGGGCACCCATGGAGAACTGCGGGTTTGCGGGGCCGCCGACAACGGCGCAACAACCTCTGGTACCCGGCGCGACAGATCCGGGCCTCGCCTTTACTCGCTCGCACGACCTCACGCCAACAACGTGAGCCAGTAAGGAGGTAAGCGGTGGGTTTGAACGTGTCAATCCGAAATGGCACGCGCTCAGGAGTCCGCACCCCCTTCGTGGGCGGTCACGGGCCGAAGTGCGTGTGCTCGAAGTGCGAGGAGGCCGAAAATGGACGTAGTAAGCACCACTGACCGGAAAGAGCGCAATCGCGCCCTCCGGGACGAGCTTTTGGCCCTTGAGGCCGAGAAGAAGCGCCTGGAAGTCGCCACCGAGCGGCTGCACCAGGAGGAGATCACCCGGACGGGGCTGCGCAACGGCCGCTTCGTCTTGCTGGGTGCGATCACCGAGATGAACGTGCACAACATGCTGCTCAAGATGGAGGAGTTCTCCCGGGCGAACCCCGGGGCCGACATCGAGATCATCGTGAACTCCGGCGGCGGCAGCTGCTTCGAGGGCTTCGCGCTGATCGACGGCATCGAGCGGTTGAAGCGGGACGGCCACAGGGTCACGATCACCGGCATCGGTCTGGTCGCGAGCATGGCCACCGTCATCCAGCAGGCTGCCGACGTGCGCCGCCTGGGCAAGAACGCTTGGTACCTGATCCACGAGGTGGCGGGCTCGATGTCCGGCACCGTCAGCGCCCAGGAGAACCAGCAGGCGTTCATGCGCAAGCTGAATGGGCAGGCGATGAGCATGTATCAGGCCCGGGGCGCCAAGATCACCCCCGCGGTACTGAAGCGCAAGACCAAGAACGCGGACTGGTACCTGACTGCCGAGGAGGCGCTGGCATCCGGCTTCGTGGATGAAGTGATCTGAGTGAGTGACCGCCTGCCCCTCTCGCTGCGGTCGATCACCGCCGGGGGGCAGGACACGGCACCCGACGTAGCCCGTCTGGGCCTGAGCGCCCTTGGGGAGCTATTCCCGACCAAGCTCTGGTGGTTCCTGCGCGGCAACTACATGCCGCACGGCTGGCAGGCCGCATTCCACGCTGCCGACCGTAACGGGCGCATTCGGCGCTTCCGGCACCTGGCCGCTGGCCGTCGAGGCGGGAAAACGCTCTCGGCCGCCCGCGAGGTGACCTTCTACTGCGAGCACCCGCGTGAGTTCCATCGGGACGCCCATGGGGCGGATCTCGACCGGGGCCTGATCGTCTGGGTGCTGACCAAGGATCACACGGTGGGCCTGGCGGCCCGCATGGCGATGCAGGAGGCCCTGAACGAGGCCGGCCTGATTGCAAACCGGGACTATAAGTGGAACAAGACGGAAAAGAGCATCGAGTTCCTGAACTCGGGCACCCTGCTCCAGTTCCGGTCGGCCGAAGACCCGCAGAGCTTGCGCGGTCTGGGCCTCGACATCCTGTGGATCGATGAGGCCGCCTTCGTCCGGGATAGTGACGCCTGGCAGATCGTCCGGCCTTCGCTGTCGGACAAAGCGGGCATCGTCATCACGACCACCACGCCGCATGGCAAAAACTGGTTCTGGGACACGTTCTTCCAGGGCACCGCCCTGACGGACGAATACCAGTTCCGGGTGGAGTACACCTCCATCGACAGCCCGCACTTCCTCACGGAGGAGTGGGAGATTGCCCGGCGCGACATGCACCCGGCGATGTTCAAGCAGGAGTACATGGCGGCCTTCGACGCGATGAGCGGTCTGACGCTCTCCGGCGAGTGGCTTCAGTGGTACACCCGCAAGAACCAGGTGGATCACCCGGATGAGATCGTGATTCCCGACCGGCTGCGAACCTACCTCGGGGTTGACCCCTCGACGGGCGACTCGGAGGACGAGTTCGCCATCGCCCTGATCGGCCTCTCGGAGGACTCTCAGTACGCCTTCCTGCTCGACTACTGGAAGGGGCACATTCAGTTCCCTGAGCAGGTGCAGATGATCCAGGAGTGGCAGCTGAAGTACCGCCCCAACCTGATTGGGGTGGAGGCGAACGCCTACCAGAAGGTGCTAACGCAGCAGGTCAACCGCCTGGCGTCGTTCCCGGCCGTCGTGCCGGTGATGAGCCGCGGCAACAAGAACGAGCGAATCATCTCGATGAGCCCCCTGTTCAAGATCGGCAAGGTGCGCATCCACCCGTCCCATGTCGAGTTCATCGACCAGTGGGTCAGCTTCGACGGCAACCGCCGCGACAACCGTGATGACCTCCTGGACGCTGTGGAGGTGGCCCTGGGTGTCGCCGGTGTGATGCTGCCGGGCCTTGGTGAGGGGCCAACCCCGCCGGGACTCAGCAGCATGAACGACGAGGCCGCCGCAGCAATCCAGACCATGAAGAAGCGCGAGGGCCGCACAGGCTCCGCCCTACAGATACTCGACCCGGATCTCGGGGAGGAGTGGTGATATGAGCCGATTGAACGACGCGGAGCGCGACTCGCTGCCCGCAGATGCGTTCGTCTTCCCAAAGACGCGCGAGTTCCCGATCCCCGATGAGAACCATGCTCGGGCCGCCCTGACTGATGCCGCTGGCACCGCCAAGGAGGCTGCCGTCCGCAAGGCCGTGGCCGAGAAGTTCCCGAGCATCGACCAGGCGGACGGGTCAAAGACCTACCAGGTGCGTGGCCGAAGTGGCAAGCGAATCTGAGCACACCTGCGCTGCGTGCGCGGCGCGTGACCAGACCATCGTGGTCATGGCCGACCAGATCGACTGGCTACGGAACCAGCTGGAGCGCCGACAGGCCGCCCCGGCCGTGTCCCCGACCTCGATGATCGACGCCGGGCCTGCCCTCTGGGGCCAGAGCACGGAGCCGGAAGACCACTTCGCCGCCTTTGAGGCGGGGCAGATCAGCGAGGAAGAACTCGAACAGCGCCTTGCAGCGGCCCAGACCGGCCTGCCGCACGGCGAGAAGTAGGAAGGAGGGTCGATGGCAGACGACAGCGAGGCACGGCCCTTCATCGGGCTGAAAGACCTGACCGATGCGGGAAAGCTGGCCACCAAGCGAAAGGCCATCGAGACCCTGCGCTACGACCGGATGCGCGAGTATTCCCTGAACCGGGCCTTCTACGAGGGCCGCCAGTGGGTGTACTACTCGCCGACGACCCGCCGGGTGCTCGACATGCCCGAGAATGCCGGGCCTGCGTGGCGTGTGCGCCTGTACAGCAACCAGATCGCCCCGGGTGTCGCCCATTGGGCCGCCCAGACGACCAAGACCCGCCCCACCATCGAGGCGGAGCCCGATTCCGGTTCCGATTTCGATGTGAAGTCTGCTCAGATGGCCGAGAGCCTGTTCGAGTACGCCTTCGAGGAGTGGGGGCTCCAGTCGAAGACCGTGGACGCGATGCACGACGCCGCCCTCTCCGGCGGCTTCATGAAGGTCTCGTGGGACGCCCTGGCGGGCAAGCCGATGACCTTCACCCTCGACCCCAATGGTCAGCCGATCATGGACGAGGAACTGGCCGAACTCTACAAGGAGCAGATCAGCACGCTGGCACAGCAGCAGGGGCAAGACCCCGAAGCCGTGTTGGCGCAGTTCGTGAAGACGGTCTACGTCGGCGACATCTCCATCGAGAACATGACGGCGGAAAACGTCCTGATCGACCCCTCGGCCAAGCGGTTCGAGGATGCGAACTGGGCGATCTGCACGCACTACCTCGACCCTGACGAGATCAAGGCGCGGTGGGGCGTCACCGTCAGCCCGAACTCGATCCGTGACACCGAACGTCCCCAGATCGGGGAGCAGCGCGACCGCCAGCAGGAGAACACCCTGCGCGAGGTGTACATCATGTATGTGCGCCCCTGCCCGGCCCTCCCGAAGGGTCGGTATGTCGCGTGGATCGAGGGGCCGAACCAGATCCTCCAGGACATCGACTGGCCGTACCCGTTCCGTATTCTGCCGCTGGTCAAGTTCCCAGGGCGGTATCGGCCGGGCTCAGCCTACGACGATCCGATCACCAGTGAAGCACGCGGGATGCAGAAGGATCTGAACCGCACCCTTTCGCAGGTGGTGGAGCACAAGAACCTGACCATGCGCCCGCAGGTGTTCGCACCGACGGGCTCGCTCAAGCAGAAGATCACGGCGGAACCGGGCGCGGTGTGGGAGTACAACCCCATCGGCAACCACGTGCCCCAGTGGCGCGAGATCCCGGGGCTCCCCGGCTACGTCTTCGAGCACCTGGCCGACCTCCAGAACCGCATCGACAAGGTGTACAACCGCATTCCGACGGGCCGCGACCAGCTGCCCGCACGGGTGGATAGCGGTCAGATCGTGGAGCAGATCCAGGAGAGCACGGCCGACAACCTCAGCCCGGTGATCCTGGGCCTGGAAGACGCCATGGCCCGCCTGGGCACCCTCATCGTCGCATACGCCAAGGAATACTACACCGAGCCGCGCCTCCTGAAGATCCGGGGGCAGGGCGGGTCGGTGCAGGTCAAGAAGTTCATGGGCAGCGACATCGAGGGCGGATTCAGCTTCAAGCCGCGCTACGGCACCGGCCTCCCGCGCTCACGCGCCGGACGGCAGGCGGCCATCATGGAACTGCTCCAGGCGCAGCTGATCGATCCGCGGACGGCAATGAAACACCTCGATCTCGGGGATGTGAACGGAGTCCAGGCCCTGATTGCGCTGGACGAGGATCACGCCTACCGAGACCACGACAAGATCCTGCGGGGCATCCCGATCAACGCTCCGGCGTTGCAGGAGGCTCAGCAGCAGATGCAGCAGTTCATGCAGCAGGCTCAGCAGGTCGTGGCGCAGATCCAGGCCGGGCAGCCGGTGGACTACGACCAGGACGGCCAGCCGGACGATCCCAACCAGGTCATGCAGCAGCTTCAGCAGCAACAGCAGCAGCTGCAACAGGCCATGGAGGACGCCCCCTGGCAGCCGCGGGACTTCGAGAACGTGCAGGAGCACATCGAGATCCATTCGCGGATGATGAAGTCGGTCGAGTTCGAGGGCTACCCGCCCGAGGTTCAGGCGATATTCGAGAAGCACTACCAGCTGACCTACCAGCGCAACATCGAGATCATGATGGCCTCCCCTGACCAGCAGGCGACGCCGAAGATCAACGTGAGGGCGATGGGCACGGTGTCGGCCCCGGTGATGGCGAAGCTGCTCCAGAAGGGCGGCATCGACGTGACTGAGGACGATGTTTCGCAGCCGCCGCTCGACACCCAGGTGATCGACACGCTGGAACAGCCGAACGTGGACGAGTCGGGCAACTCCCATCTCCAGCAGATGGATCAGGTGCTCACGATGCAGCAGGCATCGGACGACCACGCTCTCAACCAGGCAAAGGTGGCCCAGGCAATGGGTCACGCGGAGGCGAGCGCAAGCCACGCCTCGGATCAGACGCAGCTACAGCAGGAGGGCATCCTCCAGCAGCAGGTGATGACGGCACAGAAGCACGCCCAGTCCCTGCGGCACGCTGAGGAGAAGCACAAGCAGGCCCTGGCCAACGCCGAAAAGGCGGCCAGCGCGAAGCCCCCCGGGCCAAAGTCCAAGGGGTAAGCGTTGGCGGGCACAGGTACCGCTCGCCGCTTTTCTGACGCCGACAAGGTTCACGTCTACACAGTGCTCGCCGCGAATGGGGGCAACGTCAAGGCGACCGTCCGGGAGACCGGCGTGTCCGCCCCGACGATCCGCAAGTGGCGGGCGCTGTGGGAGACAGAAGGGCCACCGGCGAGCGCAGAAGACCGACAGGAAGCAGTCCGGGACTTTGTGCAGGACGCGGAGCGAATCCGCAACCTCGCAATGGCCAAGCTCGAAAGCGAGATCGCCAGCGGCGAAGTGAAACCGCAGCAGCTGATTATCGCAATCGGCGTACTGGACGACAAAATCACCCGCGCCAAAGGCATGCCCGACAAGCGCATCGAGAGGAACCAACTCCCGTCCCCGGACGAGATGCGGGAACTGATCGGTGGCGCGATTCGGTTGGGCATCGAGGCAGCGGAACGGCGGCACGAGGAGATCGTGGACGCCGAACTGGTCACGGAGGAGCCCGATCCCCCGGCTCTCCCGCTGACCACCGAATAACCCGACCCGGGACTCGGAAACCACCAAGGAGGACACATGGCTGGCTTGGACATTGACATCCAGGGAGCAGCAGCGGCACTCGAAGCTCACGACGCTCAGGCGGCGGAGACAGAGCAAGCCGTCACACCCCCGGCTCTGCCGGTAGAAGGGCAGCCCCCGGCTGCCGAAGTCGAGGCTCCTGCACCCGCTGAAGGCGGACAGGCCCCGGAGGAGACTCCGGACTTCACCTCGATTGACGACAGCGTGCTGTCACCGGAGCTTCTGGCGATCAAGCGGTCGATGCAGGCCGACTATACGCGGAAGACCCAGGAGGCGGCACCTTGGCGGAAGATGGCTGACGAGTTTGGCGTGGAAAGCCCGGATGAAGTCCGGGACGCCATGGCTCTCTATCAGCGCATCTCCGACCCAAGCTCGTGGCCACAGCTGCACAGCGAACTGAGTCAGTACCTCGAAGCGAATGGGGTAGCACCGGCTCAGGCGCAACAGCAGGCAAGCGAGCAGCTGGCTGATTTCGCCATTCAGGCACAGGGCGTCGAGCCCGAAGCGTTCGATGAGGACGATGATCCTCGTCTGGCGGCCTTGGCGAAGCAGGTTCAGGAGCAGAACAACGCCATGCACCAGCTGGTCACGCACCTCCAGACGCAGCAGCAGACCTCTGAGCTTCAGAGGCAGGCTGAGGCCCTGGGAGAGCACCTGACCAAGCAGGAACTGGCGATTCGGCAGCAGAACCCGCACTACGGCGATGACGACATCGCTGCGATCTACAACCTCATGAGTGAGGACGCCAACCTGACGGCGGCCCAGCAGAAGTACGACTCCTTGGTCGGCGCTGCGGTGGCTCGCTACATCGGTGGCAAGCAGACGGTCGCAAACAGCCAGCCCGCCCCCATCCCGGGTGGCGGCATCGTGGCAACGGAGACCCAGGAGCGTCCTCGCACGCTCGCTGACGGTCACAAAGCCGCGATGGAGTACGTGAGGCAGCTTGAGCGCCAAGAGGCGCAGGCTGGCCTCTAGACCATCCAAAAGCAAAGGACTGACCCTTGACGGGACAGGATCTCAGCGGCCTTTCGGCCGTGCTGAAGGAGTGGTACATCGGCCCCGTGAACGAGCAGCTGAACACCGACGTTATGGTGACCAGCCTGCTCAACGTTACCTCGGAAGACCTCCAGGGTAACGAGGCCGTGCTTCCGCTCCACTACGGTCGCTCCGGGGGCATCGGCTCCCGCGGTGAGAATGTTGCTCTGCCGACGGCAGGACAGCAGAAGTTCACCAAGGCGACATACCAGCTGAAGTACCACTACGCCCGCGTCCAGGTTTCTGGCCCGGCGATCAGCAACACCCGCAGCGACCGCGGCGCCTTCCTCTCGGAGATGAAGGACGAACTGGATCGCATCAAGAACGACCTGGCGCTGGATCAGGCCCGGCAGTTCTACGGTGACGGCACCGCCGTCATCGCCACGGTGGCATCGGTCTCGGGCTCCGGCCCGACGGTCGTGACCCTGACTTCGGCGGAGCCCATCTCCAAGGGCTTCCTGCACGTCGGCATGGTCATCGACATGGGTGCCCCCGCGACTCCGCACGACATCTACCAGGCGCAGACGATCACTGACGTGAACGTCGCCACGCCCTCGATCACCGTGGCCGCCGACGGCTCCGGTTCGAGCGCAGCCGACGTGATCATCCGCAGCGGCAACGCCACGGACACGACCACCGCTTCGGCCGTCGTGGAGATGGACTCGGGCCTCCAGAAGCTCATCGGCACCGCCACCCTCGGCGGGGTCAACCCGTCCACGGCGGGTCTCGGCTTCTGGCAGTCCGACGTGGTGAGCAAGTCCGGTACCCCCGACATCAGCCTGGACGACCTCATGGTCGAGCAGAACAAGCTGAACAACGCGGGTGCCAAGAACTCGGATCTGACGGTCATGACGACCCCGGGCATCGTCCGGCGTCTGTTCGCCAGCACCGACTTCCAGGACTCGGTTCGCTTCGTCAACTCGAACACGCTGGAAGGCGGATTCGAGCAGCTGTCGTTCGCAGCGGGCTCCGGCCCCATGAAGATCAACGCCGACCGCCTCCATCCTTGGGGTCAGGTGTCCTTCGTGGACAAGAGCACCGTTTCGGTCTACAGCCCGGCTGACTGGGACTTCCTCCAGCGCGACGGTCTGACCGTCCGGTGGGTGCAGGACTACGACGCCTTCCAGGCCGTCCTGTTCAAGTACGTGAACATGGGCACCAAGCGGCGCAACACCAGCGCCCGCCTGACCGGCTACACCGACACCGGCTTCTAAGCCGAATCCCGCGCTTTGGGCAGGGGGAATGTGACGTTCGAGTGATTGAGCGTTAGTACCCCTGCCCTTGCGCTCCCTCGTAGGAGAGAAAATGATCAAACTGAAGACTGTCACGCTGAACCCGGTGGGTGCAGACGGCTCGGCCACCGCGACCGTGCAGGTTCCCTGCCGCCGCCCCGGCATCCTCCGCTACATCGGCGTCGATTACACGTCGCAGGCGTCCACGGCTGATCTCACGATCAAGGACGTGGAGAGCACCAACACCCTGTTCACCGCGGGCAACACCGCGACCGACATCGGCCTGACGGCCAACGGCGTCGCCATCGTGCAGGCCGGTCTCTCGACCGCCAACGGCTCGCCGGGCACCGAGGCCGACGGATCGCAGGGCATCCCGTTCACCAAGACCCTTGAGGTGAAGATCGTCCAGGCCAACGGCTCGACCATCACCAACGGCGTGGGCAACAAGTCCATCGTCGTGAAGCTCTGGATCGAGCAGTAGCCAATGGCCGCCATCACCACGATCACACCTGATCCCATCAACGGGCGAACGGTGCAGATCCGGTCGGTGTCGGCGCAGGCCACCACCGGCCAGACGGACTGGGTGAAGGTACCGGAAGGTGCGAAGTTCGCGGAGGTCATCGTCAACTGGACGGCCAAGGGAGGCACCTCGCCGACCCTGCTGCCCTCCGTGCTGACGGCTGACCCGATCACCATGAACGACGCCGACACGGTAGTCGTGGGAAGCGCCACCACCACGGCCATGACCAACAGTGGTCAGGCGACGCGCATCTGCATCGGCCCCGGGGTCACCGGGATTGCTGACGCGGTTGCCGTCGGCACCGCCGGTGGCGTGGACGTGAAGCTCAACACGATCCTTCCGGCACTCCTTGGCGTCAAGGTGTTGAACACCCGCACCAACGGAAACGAGACCTACACCTACACGGTGTCCGTCCGGTTCACAAAGTAGCTCCTGGGCCTTTACTGGCTCAGGTTGTTGGGGTGCGACTCCCCTGCGTTTCTGCACACGCGGCTCAAGTGCAGGGCCTCGCCGGGCGGGCTTACATGCCCGGCAACCTTGCCCCCTCGTCTAATGGTAGGACGCCGCGCTCTGGACGCGGAAATCGAGGTTCGACCCCTTGGGGAGCAATCGCGGGCGATGGCACGAAATCCAGGCAAAGTGACTCACATGTCTTTTTGCCCGCCCCACTAGCCATTTATCCTTGCGCATGGCGCGGGACAACGAAAGGATACGACGTGGAGAACTCGGGAGCTTTTCTCTCGGAGGCCCGTCCCAGCGTCTGGCTACCAGGCGAGGGCGTGGTCGATCTTCGTCAGAAGGCGGTCGCCCGTGCGTGCCGCGAGTACGACGAATCTTTCAAGCTGGGCAGGCACAACGAAACCGGCGACTGGGTGATCTGCCTTCGGGAGGATCAGCCCCCGGTGTTCACCTTCGGGCGGGAGCTTCCTGACCCGCGGGATGTCCACAAAATCTTGAGCCAGTATGACATCAAGCGGCGCGGCGTCGAGATCATGCAGCACCTGGCCCGCGAGGCGCAGGCGCAGCGTGATGCTCGCCAGCACGAGATGTCGGAGCACAACGGCGAACTGGCCGAACACTTTGAGAGCGCCCTTCGCGCCCGGAAGACCGGGTACGGGGCGCGTGTCTTCGTACCGAAAGGGCTGTGAGTGACCGTCCAGGAGATCATGGACGCGCTGGACGACTACGGGTTCTCGGACTCGACCGACTCGACCAAGTTGCGCGTCATCAACGCCACCATCTGGGACGTGCTCTCGCGCCAGCCCTTCAAGTTCCTGGAGAAGCAGATCACGCTGACCTTCAGCGGCTCCAGCGGTACTCCGGCCAACGTGCCTGCGGACTACCACGCGGCCCTGTTCGCCAAGTACAACTACGGCGGAGCGGCCCAGTCGGGCGGACGGTTGGAGCACCAGGACTTTGACACCTGGCTCCGCCTCCACGGCAACGACCAGGAAACCGGCCCGACACGGCTGTGGTACGACATCGCCGGAGCCCCGGTCTTCTGGCCTGCCCCGGATGCCAGCGACACGGTGACGTTCTTCTACGTCGCCAAGCAGGCTGCCCTGGACGCCACCGGCGTGGAGGCCGACATCGTGATCCCCCCGGAGTTCCATGACGCGGTGATCGTGCAGGGTGCGGTCTACCGGCTCGACAACATGGAGGACGACACCGACCTCTCGGTGACCTTCAAGCAGGAGTACGAGCAGGCGATTCAGAACCTCGTTGAGTGGGACGGCCATCGGCAGTTCGCTGACCCGAACTACGTGATCCCGGCCCGCGAGCAGACCTACTACCTGCTGGGCTAGCCCGTGATCGACATTCAGACGCTCGACGGCGCTCCTCTGGGGATGAATCGCAACCTGCCCCAGCACGAGATCGCCGACGGGAACGCCTGGACGCTGTGGGACATCCTCATCGACTCGCCGGGCATCCTCCGACGGCGGGGGCCGGTGCAAGACCCCACTACGACCTGGGCGACAAAGACCTCGGCCAACATGGCCGGAATCACGGCGACCCAGCAGCCCGCGGGCACCTGGGGGCAGCTGCTCCTGGCTGGGGCCGTGACCAAAAGCTCGGGCAACGTGACGCTGACGGCCTGGCCGTATGCGACCGCGGACACCGGCGGCTTCGATGCCAAGGCGGCAGCCCAGAAGGGCGTGCTGATCGGCACCGGCTCCGACCTGTCCGCAGCCCCGACCTCCTCGGCCCTCGCGCTCTACCGTGGGGCGACCAAGGCGGACGTGAGCAACCTCTCGGCCACCATCGCCATCGGCGACACGGTGGTCTCGGCCACGACCACGAACCTGTGCTCGGGCCAGCACGTGTTCAACCACAGCACGACCGCGTACATCGGGGTCATCAAGACCATCGACAGCGGCAGCCAGTTCACCCTGGAGGCGAAGGCAAAGGCGGCCTGTACGGCCATCGACGCCCTCGCGCTCCGCGGCATCAACCCGCGGGTCTCCAAGGGCCGGATCACCACCGACTCCGCCAACAGCCAGCTGAACGGCGGCGGCACCAAGTGGGCGGCTCAGGGCCTGGCGACGGGCACGTGGGACTTCTTCCTGACCGACGGCCGCTACATTGGCACCGTCGGCTCGGTGCAGTCCGACCTCCAGGTCACGCTTGACAGCGTGCGGGTGGAGGCCACGAACGCTGACTACATCGCGATCCACCGGGATGGCAGTTACACCATCGCGGGCACTTACGGCTGGCTGAACTGCGCCTTTGCAGGCCACCAGTTCCTGGCCAAGGGCAACCGCCTGTACTTCAGCGACCTGACCGACCAGGAGGCATTCGACCTCACGGAGGACGGGGACTGGCTGACCTTCAGCGACGACCCGATCAGGGGGATCTATGCCACCACGGATGAACTCGTGGTACTCACCGATGGCGGCTCCTTTGTACTCTCCGGCGCCGTTGGCACTACCCCCGACCGATGGGCGGGTACCCCGCTCTCGGACGATCATTGCCTCGGCCTCGGGTGCTCCTATGAGCATGGGGTCATCTGGGCCGGGCGCACCGGCATCTGGTTCTACAACGGCTCCCTGACCAACATCGGGGCGGCGTTCGACTCGGACTACATCAAGTTCGTGAGCCAGACGACCAAGCTTCCCAAGTACGGGATCATCCGCAATCACGCGGTGGTCTGGGTGCAGGGCCTCACCGGCGTCTTCGGGCGGCGGGTGGCGGCGGCTGACAACTACCAGACCTCGCTCCAGTTCGTCATCAACCTGGGCTCCGGCGCAGGGACGCTCTGGACGAACGTGGAACTGTCCAACACGCTCGATCTCTCCGACACGGTGAGCGGGCAGACGGTGGACACCGTGCTGGGCATCACCGACTCCAACGGCACCGCTCGGGTGGTCTCGGGCTCGGCCCTGTTCGACGCCCAGTTCAACGACGGCTACACGTGCTCGCACGCGGCGGCGTCCGGCCCCGCCTTCTACGTCGAGTCCAAACGGTACGACGTGGGCAACCCGGAACTCCTCAAGCTCTACAAGATGCTGCTGCTCACCTACAAGGCGAACGGCGGCAACCTGAAGCTGGAGACCCTGAAGGGGATGAACGACACCGCCGAACTGTCACCGACGCAGTACCTCGACTTCGGGGACACGTGGGTGACCAAGCGGATCAAGTTCATGAAGCGCAGCCAGCTGCTGGCGTTCCGGCTCTACCAGTCGGACACCTCGGGGCTCACGCCCCCGGGTAACGCGGCATCGACGCAGTACGTGGAAGTCGGGGCATGGGCCATCGGCTTCCGAACCAAGCGGCCTGGCCGCGTCTAACGTCGGCTTCGTCCGACACAAGGCCCGATAAGGAGGCACATGGCCGACATTCTGAACCCGGCCGTCGGCGACATGACGCTCTCCGACTTGCGCCGCCTCATCATCACCGAAGTCCGGCGCCAGACCCCTGCCATTCCGGCGGGGGTCAGCGCCCTCGGTGACAAGGATCTTCCGTTGACCTCTCCCGACCCCCAGACGGTCGGAGATCACGACGCGCTGGTGTTCAACCCCCTCACGGGACAGTGGGGCGCGGGCACACCGGCAAATGCTACAACCGCTGTCTACTCAGACGGCGGGGCTGACGGCTACGCGCCGGGAAGCAGCCCCCAGCCGACGCTGGTGGGCGGCACGAACTTCATGGCGGTGACCTGGGACGCGGTGACGCTCAACGCGCACGGCGACGCCCAGCGCAGCCCGGTGACCTACGAGGTGCACATCTCCTCGGTGGACGGCTTCACGCCCTCGGGCTCGACGCTGTACGGCGAGATCGTCGGCACCGGCATGTTCATCAAGCACTTGCCCGACGGCAGCCCGCTCAACTTCCTGACCCCGTACTACGTGCGGCTGATCGCGAAGGACGTGGACGGCTCGGCAGCCGCAGGCACCCAGAGCACGTCGGCCGACATGGTGCAGATCAACGGCCGTGCGGACATCCAGACGGGCTCGATCAAGGCGACCCTGCTGGAGTCCCAGCTGGTGCTCTCGACCACGATTCTGGCCGGTACCCCGGGCGGGGCTCGCATCGAGATGTCCCCGGCGGGCATCATCATCTACGACGGCTCGGGCAACCCGCAGACGACGCTCCCGGCCGACGGCAGCACGTCGAAGTTCGCGGGCGACGTGGAGACCAACTCCCTCCAGGTGGACGGGAACATGACGGTCTCCGGCACGACCAACGTGATGGACAAGGGCAGCCAGCTTACCCTGCTCGACCGCGTGGCCGATCCGTCCGGCGCCCCGACCATCAACTGGAACATCCAGAAGCTGGCGGTGACCGGCGATCCTGCCAGCAACTCCTCGGCTGGGGCCGCGTTCGAGATCAACTCGACCAACGGCTACTGGTCGGTGCTAACCGACGGCACCAACAACAAGTCCTACCTGTCCAAGTACGACGCCACCGGGGCCTACCAGGCACGGCTGCTCCTCGGGGGGCCGTGGAACCAGGTCTACGACATCACCCTGCTCGGCGGAGTGCTGTACGTCCTCTACCAGGACGGCAGCGGCAACTTTCACCTGGGCAAGGTGACGAACCCGACCAACACGGGCACCTGGGCGTTCACCACCATCGCGGCGATCACCTCGGGCATCACGACCTCGACCGGCATGGCTCTGACCAACGACGGGACGAACCTCGTCATCATCAGCTACCACGGCCTCTCGACCTCCGCGGTGCTCCGGGCGGCGACCTACTCGACCTCGGGCGTCTTCGGCGCGACCACCGACCTCGTGAGCGGCGGCGTGCTCCAGATCGCCTCCGGCCTCCGGTTCCTCGCCGGTGCGACCTACGACGGCACCAACTGGTGGGTGGGCATCACCGATCTGAGCGCGAAGGTGAACCACGTCGAGAAGTACGTGGCCAGCACGCACACGCTGGTCGCCGACGCCAACGCCTCCTGGGCGCTGGAAGGCACGTGGTACCTCGGCATGGCGTGGAACAGCACCACCTCACGCTTCGAGATGCTGGGCAACCACGGCGATGGGGTCACCGGCTACATCTACAAGCCGACGGACTGGACATGGGCTCACGCCTCCGGCGACAAGTTCTTCGTCCAGTACAGCTGGTACGACGGATCGCACGAGTCGCTTTCGAGTGCGGCGCAGACGGCCAACCTGGCGACCCCCACCGGGGGCGTCTACCCGCAGCAGTACGGACGCATCAACGTCACCGTCCCGACCTTCCCGTCGAGCGTGACCAACGTGCGCACCTTCATGCTCCAGGGCTCGGGCTCCGCCCCGGCCGCGGGGGCCACGACCGGCTGGCTTCAGACGGTCTCGACCTACGCTGACTCGAACAGCACCACGTCCTATCACATCCTGAAGTACCTGGGCTCGGGCACGCACCCGATCACTCCGTCCACGTTCACCGGGGCGACCTCGACGCTGGTGGCTACGGCCTCCGGTATCGCGGCTCCCTGGAAGCTGGGTGGCGACGGTGAGATGCGGATGCCGAACCAGACGACGGCTGCTCGTTACGCCTCGCCGAACAGCGGTGATGCGGCCTACAACACGACCACCAAGTTCCCTGAGTTCTACGACGGGAGCAACTGGGTGATCGAGGGTGAGCGGGAGGAGATGGAGATTGCCAAGGCCCTCGTGGATCTTGGCTCATCCGACACCTACCCGATCACCTCGCCGTATGATCCGGTCAACGCCACGGCCCTCTCCGGCGGTGCGTTCGCGACCGGCAATATCTACGGCGTGGCCCAGATGACCCGGCAGACTAAGACGGCCACCGGCATCATGGTGTTCAACGGAGCGGCGGGCACGGCGGGCACCTTCAACGGTGCGGCCCTGTACCACCTCAACGCGGCGGGCGACTGGGTGTTCGACATCGACTCCGGCAGCACCACGCAGGGCAGCGTCATCACGGGCACGGGCGCAATCAAGATCCCGTTCACCGCGACCTACACGATCATCCCCGGCAGGGTCTACATCGCGGCGGTCATCCGGGCCTTCACCGGCTCGCCGACCTTCGCAGGTGTGGGCGCCCTGGCGGCCAACATCGGTGGCACCACTGGCCCGGTGCGGTGCGCGAGCGCCGCGAAGACTGGACGGCAGAACGCCACCATCGCGGTGGCTGGGCTGACGGTGCGCACCATCCTGCCGTACCAATGCATTTACTAGGAGGTTCCTGTGACAACTGGGGCTGATCCCACGCTGATCCCTGGACAGGGGAACGGCACATACACCGGGTTCGACCCCACCACAGGGGCTGAATACCAGTCGTACTACAACACCGCCAACCAGGCGTACCAGAATGCGCTCGGGCAGATCACGGCGCAGCGGGACTCCTACCTCCAGCAGTCGGGCCTGGCGGCCGACCCGAACACCGGCAAGATCACCGGGGTGCTCGGCAACGCGCCGGGCGGAGGCTTCCAGCAGACGCTCCTCGGGGCGGCTCAGGGGGCCGACGCGGCACAGGCTGCATCGGCGGGCTCGATCCTCGGGGGCGGCCTCCGGGCGCAGTCCGATGAGGCGGCGCAGGCTGCGGGCGGCCAGCAGATCGCTGGCTACCTCGGGGGAGTGCAGGGCAACCTGTCCAACTACCTCGGCCAGCAGCAGCAGACGACCGACAACTTCAACAACGACCTCGTGAACGAGCAGAACAACCTCGTTCAGCAGGCGATCCAGAACGGCACGTTCAACCCGGGCAACCCGGGCTCGACGGCGCCGGGCACGGACGGCTGGACATTCACCGGCACCGGCGGTCAGACGACGGGCAGCGGCAAGAACACGAACCCGGGGGCGGGCTCCGCTCCCAAGGCGCAGGCCACGACCGCCCAGCGGGTGGCAACGGTGCTGAAACATCTCCAGGGAAGCACCGGCAACCTGACGGCGGCCGATGCCGCGAAGTACAAGGCCCTCTACCGGCAGCTGACCGGCAGGCAGTACAAGGGCAAGCTCGGAAAGGTGAGTGGCTAAATGGCCGTGACTGGCGTACATGGGAACGGGAAGGGCGGCGTCACCGTCGGAACCCCGGCCCCCACAAAGCCCAAGGACACGGTGAAGTGGGCCTACTACAAGAACCGTGGCTGGTTCCGGGTCGGCTCCCCGCGAGCGAAGCTCCTGACCAAGAACGGGATGCACCCGGTCGGCTACGGCCTGAATGACGGGACGCACAAGCCACGGTACACCTACAACAACAAGGGCCAGAAGGTCGGCGGGCAGTTCAAGAATCCGAACGCCGGAGGCAACTCGCCCTCGCGCGACAACTACGGCCCGCCCCCGAGCAAGACCGGCCAGCGCACCAAGACCAACCCGACCCCGAAGCCGACGCCCAAGACGGGCGCCAACGGCAGCGGAGGCGGCACGCCCCCGGCGACCAAGCCCAAGAGCCCGCCCAAGTCGAAGTCCAAGCAGGGGCAGACCTACAACAAGCTGCTCGGGATGCTCGGCAACCCGAACACCGGGCAGAAGCTCTCGTCTTCGCTGGCCGACCAGATCGCTGGGCTCCAGTTCGACCCGCAGATCGCGGACACGAATCAGCAGATCAAGCAGACCGGGGCCAACAACGCCCAGGCGCTGGCGGACATCAACAACTGGTACGCCAAGATCCAGCAGCAGAACACCGCGGCCGGACAGGCCAACGCGACGAGCAACCAGCAGATCGCGGCCACCCAGTCGGCGAGCGACCAGGCCCTCGGCTCCATCGCGGGCGGGGCGAGCAACGCGGCTGGCACCCAGCTGGCGGCGCAGTCCTCGGCCAATGAGGCGCTGACGCACCTGCTGGCGGCGACCGACTCGATGTACCACTCCAACGAGACCCCGATCCTCTCGCAGGCGGCGGCCGGTAGCGCAGCGGCGCAGCAGGCCAGCGGCAACGCGGCTCTCTCCGCACTCCAGAGCACCCTCTCCAGCCTCCAGGGGCAGCGGGGGCAGGCGAAGGGCGCGGCCATGGAGCAGATCATCCAGCAGAACAACGCGCTGGCCCAGCAGCGGTTCTCGAACTCGCTGGCGAAGCAGCAGGCGGCGGCCGGGATTCAGCAGCTGATCGGCAACAACGCGCTGATGCACCTGAAGATCCAGTCGCAGAAGCTGTCCAACAAGACGCAGCAGCAGCAGACCGCGGCGGCCACCGGCTTCACGCCGTGGGTCAAGCTGACCGCCCCGCAGCGGGTGTCGGTCATCCAGAACGCGATCTTCTCGCCGAACGGCACCAAGCGTCCGCTGGGCAAGGCGCGGGCGATCCTCCTGGGCCTCGGCTACGGCGGCCCGAACCGCGACCCCGGCATCGATCACATGCTGGGCGGCTACTACAACACCGTCACAGGTTAGGGGGTGACAGATGGCGGGATTCTCTCCGTCGTGGAACGGATGGTCTAGCAGCCAGACCGGCGCGTGGGGAGCGAGTGACTTCCCAACCATCAAGTTCGCCAAGCCTGTGAAGAAGAAGTCCAGTGGGGGCGGCTGGTGGAGTGACGTGACCTCGAACGTGGTCACCGGCTTCATCGGCCACCTCGCCTCGGACGCGGAGCACATGGCCCTCGGGATGCCCGCGGGCGTCATGTACATGATCCACCACCCCATCGCCTCTGTGGAGCAGAGCGCCAAGGCGACGTGGCACGACTGGTCTCCCCTGATCCAGTCCGACCTCGCGCTGGCCAAGGCTGGCCTCGACCTCGGGGTCGGTGACTTCTCGGGAGCGTCGAAGCAGGCGGGGCTCGGCCTCAGTGATGCACACCTGTTCCTGCACCAGTTCTACGAGCATCCCCTCGCTCCGATCCTCGACGTGGCCTCTGTGCTCACAGCGGGGGCGGGCGGGGCCGCGAAGGCGGCTGATGTACTCGCCAGCGTCGGGGCTCGCAGCACCGCTCGGGCGGCCATCGCCAGCGGCATCCGTGAGGGTGACGCGGTAGCGGTCGAACAGGCAGGCGGCTCCGCGCTCCAGCGTGCGGTCGCCAAGGCCCACGGGTCGCTGAACCCGCACACGGCCAAGATGTCCTACTACCGCCGGGTGTACGCCGGTGACTCGCAGGGATTCCGGCGGGCCACGGAGGCGGACACGACCATCAACCGCGTGAAGCGGTCGGCGTCGGGGCTGGACTACAAGGCCAAGAAGGTGAGCGACAACCCGTTCCAGCGTGCCGTCCGCAAGCAGGTGGACAGGGCTGGGGACGCCATCGCTGCACGGTCGCCTCGGGCGGCCCAGTATGTCGGCGAGACCGCGCAGTTCAAGCGGTGGCTGAAGGGTGACGCGAACGCTCGCAAGGCGGCGATCCCCTCGGTGATCGCGCAGTCCTTTCGTGCATCGCACGACGCTGGCCACGTCCTGGAAAACCTCGGGGCGCACAAGGCATACGACCTGTTCCAGCCGAACCTCCATGAGGCGCTGCTGGCTCAGGCCCGCGAGCTTCCGGCGGCGAGCTTCATCGACCCGGCGACGGGCGAACTCAACAAGGCCGCTATCAGCGAACTGACCAAGAGCGGGTGGGCGTTCGCCCGCAAGAGCGTGCTCAAGGATACGGAGAGCGCGGGCCGCAAGGCTATCGCTCGGGCGAAGGCCGCGGGCAAGTCTGATGCGGACGCGCTGGCAGCCGGGCTCAAGAAGTTCGGCGCTGACAGCGTGACGAACGATCCGCTGCTGGCCGCGCAGGATGGCGGCTACATGAAGATCGTCCGCTCGGGTACGCGGGGAACCGACAAGCGCCCGGCGACCGCCGATCTGGTGGCCGGTGAGGCGAACAACCTTCAGCGGGCTGTGCGCATCCTGTACAAGAACCCGACGGCGGTGTGGAAGTGGGCCATCCTCGGCCTCTCCCCCCGCTACTTCGTCAACAACTTCATCGGCAACAACATCATGCTGGGCATGGCACTCAACCCCGTGGAGACCCTGCGGGGGATGTACATGCACATGCAGGCCGTGCACCAGTTCGAGGGCACCTACAACGACTTCGCCGCGCAGATGGCGGATGAGGTGGCCAAGGGCCGGATCACGGAGGAGCAGGCGCTGCGGCAGCGGTACGCCTTCCGGTCGAAGGGCCGGACGGCAGCTGAACACTGGCTCAACGCGGAGAACAACGGCTTCGCCGCCCACATGGGTGACCTGTACAAGGCGCCGGAGGTGAAGGGCGGGCCGGTCGATGCGCTCCTCGGCAAGCGGCAGGTGAAGACGCCGAAGTTCATCCAGTGGTACCACGGCAAGGTGCACGAGTTGACGGACAAGTTCCAGCGGACGGTGGCGGCCAACGCCACTATCCGGCGCACCCCTGAGTACCACATGTACAACGCGGAGGCGCACGCCAACGGGCTGAGCGGAGTGAAGGCTCACGAGTGGGCTATGCACCACGCGCTCCAGCACGGCGGTGTCCGTACCTACGTGCGTGACCAGATCGAGCACACCCTCGGGCAGTATCACAGCTTCACCAAGTTGGAGCAGGGCGTCCAGCAGGTGGTGCCGTTCTACTCGTGGTCGCGGGCGATCACCCAGCACACCTGGGAGTTGACCAAGAGCCAGCCGTACAAGGTGGCGATGGTGGACGCGATCAGCGCGACCGGCGAGAAGCACGTCCAGGACATGCTCGGCCAGATGCCGGACTTCCTGGAGGGCGCGATCCCGACCAGTCTCATCTGGGGTGGGCCGGGCGAAATCTTCTCGGCCATCACCGGCGGGAAGGTGGGGCATCGCAAGGGCGTGCTCCTGACGACGGGGCTCAACCCGTACTCCTCGGTGGCCGACCTCGTGAAGACGGGCGGAGACATCGTGGGGGCGACCAGTAAGCAGGGCAGCAGCAGCGGCCTCGACTCGCTGGCGGGTCAGTTGAACCCGATCCTGGAAGGCGGCGTCGAGCAGCTGACTGGCAAGAACCTCCTGACGGGGGCTCCGATCCAGCGCACCGGCCCGGGCATCGCGAACATCTACACCAACGCTGCGGCCAACACGCCGCAGGCGAAGCTCCTGGCGAGTCTCGGAGCGAAGGCGCAACCCGGCAGGCTGTACGCCGGTGACACGCGCCAGCAGCTGACCAGCATCCTCGGGGTGCCGATCCGACAGGTTGACCCCGCGGAAGCCGCAAAGCTCGCTGGGGCCAAGAAAAAGAAAAGGACTGCCTACAAGCAGTCGTGGGCACCGGGCTTGTGAGGAGGCAGCATGGCATGGAGCGTCAACTCCAGTAAATACGTCACTGACCTTCTCACCAAGCTCGGCGACCCGAACACCTCGGGCAACCGGCAGGCGCTCATGGCTTGGGCGCAGGCTGAGGGCGGCTCGGCCGGGTTCAACCCGTTCAACACCACACAGGGTGCGGGCGGGGCGAGCGACTACAACAGCGTCGGCGTGAAGTCGTACTCGAACTACCAGTCGGGGCTCAACGCGACGGTGCAGACGCTGACCAACGGCCGCTACAAGAACATCCTCCAGGCGCTGCACTCGGGCAAGTCGAGTATGCAGGTGGCGCAGGCCATCGAGCACAGCCCTTGGGGCACCGGCGGCGGCGTGCTGAAGGTGCTCCAATCGTGGGGCGCCAAGATCCCGCCCCCAGTCCCCGGCCAGTCCGGCGGGACGACGGCGAACGGCGGGAAGATCGTCAAGGCAGGGCCGCAGGTCAGCACCAAGTTCAACGCCGACCTGTTCAAGAAGCAGACGGCCGCCCTGATGATCCAGAACGCGCAGGCTCTCACGAGCGGGGGCGATCCGGCCTCGGCAGAGAGTGACCTCCTGAGCGGCCTTGTGGCGGCTCGGAAGGCCGCGACGACCAAGGTGCTGACCAGCAGCGGAATGCCCGCCAGCGGCCCGCACATGGCGTCTGGTGGCCCGTTGGGGTCTGGGATCGGTGGGACAGCGGTGAAGCTGGCCTCCAAACAGCTTGGAGTGCCCTACGTCTGGGGCGGTGAAGCCGCGGGCAAGGGCTTCGACTGCTCGGGGCTGGTTCAGTACGTGTACAAGCAGATGGGCGTGGATCTCCCGCGCACCGCTGCGGAGCAGGGCAAGATGGGCTCGGCTGTGGACTACCACAACCTGAAGCCCGGCGACATCCTCGTTGAGAACAACGGGGATCACGTCGTGTTGTACGCGGGCAACGGCAAGGTGATCGAGGCCCCGCACACGGGCGACAAGGTGAAGTACGCACCCCTCAGCTGGTTCCCGGCTGACCAATATTTCGCTCGCCGCATCGTCGGCGGCAAGAAGAAGAAGTGAGGACAGAATGGCAGCAAAGCTCTCTCCGGGAGCCCTGAAGTTCCTGCGCAACAACCCCCAGAAGTTCGGCGGGGCTCGTAACTCACTCCAGTTGGAGAAGTTCCGGGCACACCAGATGTCGCAGCACATCGGCCAGCGACAGCCCCTCCAGGGCCACCCGCTCCAGGGCGGCCATCCCCCGGTCGCGCAGGGCGGCATCCCCACGTTGCACAACAACCCGATCCTCGGGCACGGTGGCGTACCCCAGGGCAACCCGTTCGCTCCGGGTGGCGGCCACGGTGGACAGCCCCAGGGCGGCTACACCGGCCTCCAGGGCATCATCGACTACATCAACAAGAACGGCCTGACGGGCGACCAGCTGACGAACCTGACCAATGGGGCCACCGGCTCTGATGGTATGGCGGTCGGTGGGGCCAATGGGGTCTTTGCGGGCCTCTCGCCTTACGCCGCTCACTGGCTGGCGACCTCCGGCCTGCTGACGCAGAACGCGCAGCAGAGTGTGCCGACCACGGACGCCCAGGGCAACCCGCTGACGGGGACGGCGCTGGCCATCGCCAACGCGCAGAACGCCCTCTACGGGCAGCAGGCCCCGAAGTACAGTCTGGCGCAGGGCATCACCTCCGACCAGCTGGGCAGCCTGATCGGCATGATCCAGCAGGGCGGCTACGCCAAGGGCTACGGCGCAGGCGGAGCAACCGCTCCGGCACTCCCCGGCTTCGGCCCGGCGGCGCCTCCGTATCAGGCCAATCCGATCGTAGCCCACTAGGTGCGATGTGACCCCGGCTGAAACCCGTGATCTGAGTCTCATCTACGACATCGTGAAAGACACACAGGACGACGTAAAGGATCTGGCCACCAGGCTGGACGCCCACGTGTTGGAGACCCAGAGCAAGATTGACAACGTGAAGAAGGTCACCGACTTCATCAAGTACGCCGGTGGCATTGGCACAGCGGTGCTCGTCGCTGCCGTGTCCGCCGGACGACTCTAGGAGGATCATGTTCGCAAGGATCAAGGCCGCCGTAGCTGCATTCGTGGCGCGAGCGGACGTACAGAGTGTGGCCCGCCATGCGGCCACCGCGGGTGGGGCCGTCATCATCGCGGCCGTCACCGTGGGCGGAGTCCACGCGATCACCGCTGGTGTCGCGATTGCGGCGCTGGCTGCCGCTGGCCGGGTCATCTGGCTGGCCGTGCAGGCCCGTCTTCAGAAGGCAGCTGCCCCGAGTGCTTGACCGGCTCGGCATCGACGTGTCGAACAACAACGGCGTAGTCGATGTGGCCGGGCTCAAGAAGGCGCACCCCAACCTCGTGGTGCTCGGCGTCAAGGCGACCGAAGGCACAGGCTTCGTTGACCAGGAGCGCGGTGCCAACTTCAGCAAGGCGATCAAGGAAGGGCTGGTGGTGAACTTCTACCACTTCGCCCGGCCCAGCGAGCATCCCGGCCAGACCGGGGGCGTCGTGGAGGCCAACTTCTTTTGGGAGCACGTGAAGGCGTACAAGGCGGGAGACCTGTTCGGCAGGCTCGTTCTCGACTACGAGGAGCACGCCGACCCGGCGTTCGCCAAGGCGTTCTGTGACCGCATTCGTGTGCTGTCCGGCGTCGCCCCCATGGTCTATCTGAGCGGCAGCCGCACGGGCGAAGCCCCGAAGGGTTACCCGCTGTGGATCGCAGCCTACGGGCCGCAGGTGGCCAGCTACGTCCCTGCGGGGGCCAAGCTGTACATGTGGCAGTACACCGACGCCCTCGATGGGCACTTCGATGCCTCGCACGTCTACGTCACCCAGGACGAACTCCTCGGGAAGACGGAGCCGCGACGGGTGCTGGAGGTGACCGGCAGGTTCGGTCGGGTGTTCAAGCGCATCCCCTACGGGGCGGGCCGCGTCAAGCGGTACCTGCGCAGTAAGGCAGCTAAGAAAGATAAGGCTCAGGGTCGGCGCTTCTACCGCCGCCTCTGGCCACGCAAGGGCTAGAACGCAAAAAGGGCCGTACCCCACTGGATCTCTCCGGCGGGGTACGGCCCTTTAGTCTTTACTGGCTCAGGTTGTTGCGGCGGGAACCTACTCCTCCTCTGTCCTACCAACCACCCGACCGGCCTGATCAGCGAACGCTGCGGGCGTCCATACGCATCGAGCGTGCGCCAGCCGGTGAGGTACGCCAGTCGTGAAGCTGAACATGTCCAAGCACCACATGATCGGTTCTCCGCAGACGGCGCAGTTCGCCTCGCCGCCGCCGCTGAGTTTCACGAGTTGGCCGTCGTCGGGGTCGAAATACCAGCTGTCCAAGTCAACCATTCGTCGTCTCCTCTGTCCACCGCCCCGGTCATCGTTTTCGTAACAAGTGCCGAGTTCCCGTTGACCCTTCGCTGCCTGTTTGAGCCGTTCGGGCCACTTGTCGTACTCGCGCTCAGCGCGTTCCAACTCCGCAATGATGTCTGGCCGATTGGTGGTGGTCACGGCCGGAGTGCGCCGCTGCCGATGCCCGATCCCGGGCCTGCCTGCGGCTGGTTGGGGCCGAACGCCTGTGCGGCGGCGGCCTCCTGCTCCATGCGCTGGGCGATGGCTGCCGGGGCCAGTCCTACACCGTTGAAGCCGTACTCGGACGCCTCGGACTCAGGCTCGGAGAACTCGACGCTTCCCTCGGTGAATGCCCCCGCCAGGACGGCTGCCAGGACACCCGGGTTGATGCCTGCCTCTACCGGCGGGCCGAAGACCTCGGCCAGTTCCGCGTACAGGGCCTTGGCGGCCTCCAGGGAAAGCTCGAACAGTTCGTCCGTGCCCTCGCTGGACGGCAGGGTGAGCAGGAATCTCTGCTCGATCATGGGCGGTTCCTTTTCCGAGAGGCTTTGGCGACCCGCCCCTTCTTGCGACGGCGGGCACGCTCGGCCTCGTTGAACTCCGGGTTGCCCAGCCCCAGCGAGTACAGGACTGCGCTGGAGTAGACACCGAAGTAGTAGTCCAGGGCGTTCAGCTGGCTGCCGAAGCGGGTGCCTCGTCCGCAGCGTCGTGCGCGCCTGCGCCAATGGGTCATGCGCCACCTGCAATGTGCTCGGCAACCTGCGCCTGCGCATCGATCCACGCCCGCTCGCTGACCAGGGTGAGCACCACCTTGTCGCGGAGTCCTTCGACCTTCGCGATGCGGTACTGCTCCCACCAGTCATAGAAGGGAAGGCGCACCGATGCACCCACCACGGGGTTGACCTTGGGCGGCCTCATGTGCCCTCCGAATGACGGCGGGCGGCCAGGCGCTTCGTGCTGCCCCCAATCGTGGCCAGCTTGTCCAGCACGTCGAGCGGGATGACCCGGCCGATCATGCGGGGGCTGCCTTCGCGGGGCTCGGCCGCTGGCCCGTTGCGGCGCTTGCGGTAGACCGCCCAGGTGATGGGCATGGTCTCCTCACTGTCTGAGTCGAGCTTTGCCATGGGCCTCCTAGGGCATGTACTTGCTGCCCGGGGTCGGGGAACCAGTCCACGTCTTGGGCTTGCCCAACATGCCCCGCTCGCGCAGGGCCAGACGCAGTTCCATGTGCTGGATCACGTCGCCCTCGACCCGCTGCCGGGTGAGTTCGACGCCGTATTCGGAAAGGCGGTTCGCCTCGCGCCACTTCGTCTGATCCATCTGCACCTTGGGGGATGCGATGCCCAGCATGGCGGCAAGGTTCTCCTGGGACTTGCTCAGGCCGGAGAACTTCACCAGGTCGCCCTTGGTGTCCTCCGTGAGCTTGTCGGCGAGCGTCGGCAGACCGAACTCGATCAGGGCCGCGTTCACCACGGCCAGGTCGTAGCCCCGGATGAAGTGCCCGGTCACCGCGTCGGCCCGGTCGTACTGCTCCAGGAAGGCAGTCAGCATCCGGTGCTGCTGCTCATCGTTCGGGCCGCCCACCTGCTCGTTGCGGAGCAGGACGGACTGCACCTTGCCCTGCCCTCGGATGTTCGCCTCGACATCCACCCACGACCAACCGATGGCCGTGATTTCCTTCGTCACCCAGTCGCCCCCGTACCAGTTCAGGGGGCGTGCCTCCACATCGAAGTCGAGCCAGCGGAGGGCGGGGCCGGTGAAGATCACGCGGTCTCCAGGGTCTCCACGTAGGCGGAGAGGAGGGCCGGGGTGAACGCCTTGCCCTTGGCGGCGGCAACGGCCATGTCGTTCTCCAGCGTCGGGAGCACGTCGTTGATCTCCCGGTCAGCCAGGAGGCTGTACTTCAGGCGGATCGCAGAGCGCACCGTCTTGACGGCGGCGGCCATGCTGATCTCTGCTTCTACCTTGCGCTTCAAAGTCGATCTCCTCGTCACGCCCGGGAGTCGCGGAACCGCTCAGCCTCCGCCGTGATGGCAGGGTCAAGCCGGTCATCCGACTCCCGGGACAGGGTTGAAACCCACCCGGCCTGATGACAGTCCTGATGGGGTGCGTCGCGTGGTCGGCGAACTACCGACCGCTGAATGCGGACGCGCCATGCCCAGAGGGCACGCAAACGGGAGACCGCCTCACGGGTCTCCGGCACGTCCGGTCGCTCAGAAGGGCGACGTTGCGGACTGCGCGGGGGCAGGTGCGGCGGCCGGGGCCGACTGGCCACCGAATGCATCGCCACCTGCGGGCTGCTGATTCACGACTTCGCGCTCCTTGGGCGTGGCCACCGGGGCCGCACTCAGGGTGTAGGCGCTGACGTTGTGGTACGTCTTGCCGTTCTTCTCGCTGCTGCGGTACTCCCCGTGCACGGCGACCAGCTGCCCCTCCTGGAGGTTCTGGACGGCGTAGGCAAGCTCCGGCCACGCGGTGATCGAGAACAGCTTTTGGTCGTGGCCCGTGAGGGTGAAGCGGGCGACGGTCTGGTTGTTGACCTCATCGGTCGTGACCACCGGGGCGTCCTTGCCGAACTTGGTGGCGGTGCCAATGACGGTCACGTAGGTCTTGCCTTCAGCCATGGTCTCTCCTTTACTGGCTCAGGTTTTCGCGGAACGCGAGCAGGGCCGCATAGGGCGGGTGCTCAAGGTAGTCGGCCATCGACCGCAGGAGTTGGGCGTTCAGGTGGTGCGTCAGCGCCCGGTTGCATCGGACGCACAGCAGTCCCCTGACCACCATCTCCTTATGGTCGTGGTCGAGATCGAGCCGCCTACTCTCTGAAGGTGCGCGGCCACAGATAGCGCAGCCGCCACCCTGCCAGAGCAGCAGTTCGTCGTACTCGTGTCGGTGTGCGTCGAGCAGGGCTCGGTGGGCCTTGGTGCGTGGCCCGGCCTTACGCCGCCTCTGCACACCACTCCTCCGGGAAGGTGTCTTCCCAGGCGCTGGCCCGGGGCACCTCGATCCGCTGGAGCCAGTAGCCCGGCAGGGTCTCACCCGTGAGGGTGTTCACCGCCCGACCACCGATCTCGAAGTAGACAAGCTCGTGACCGCGAACGATCACGACCGTGCCCACCCCGGGGTATTCGTAGCCTGCGCTGTGCAGGCTCTCCTCATGCACCCAGGTCTGCCCGTCATAGACGGTGATGCGGTCAGGGTGCAGGGGTTCGCCAACTCCCAGCATCACTCCTCTCAGAACGGGGGAACGATCACGGGATCGCGCTCAAGCCCTGCCGTCCCATCGTCGTAGTCGGTGATGCCGACGATCATCGAGGGGTTGGAGTTCTTGCGGCGCGACTTCTTGATGGCCAACTCGAACTTGCCGGGGTTGGCCCGGCCCCGGTCGTACATCTCGATCACCGCGTCTGCGGAGGCATCGATGTCTGACGATCCTCGGGAGCCGTTGGGGTCTTTACCGTGGTGGTGAATGACGACCACGGCGGCCCCGGCGTCCCGTGCCAGTGGCTTGATCCCGTAGTTCATCAGTTCCGCCATCGCCCCCGCGTCCTTTTCCTCTTTGCCGTGCACCCGGGTGAGGCTGTCCACCACCACCAGGTCGGGCTTGAAGTCCAGGGCCTCGTCCAGCAGGATCTCCGGCCGGTTGTCCAGGCGGATGTGCTGATTCCACAGGTACCGCAGGTTCGTGCCCGTCTTGTACGGGTCGAGCCCCAGCCGTTTCATCCGGCTGTGGATCACGTCGAGCGGGTTCTCCTCGTCCACGTAGAGGATACGGCTGCCACTGACCGCCAAATCCAAGAACGCGCCGCCGTGGAGCATGGCGTTTGCCAGGCCCATCGTGAACCACGACTTGCCCAGTCCCGCCTTGCCCACCAGCATCGCCACGTCGCCCTTTGCCACCCAGCCCTCCAGTATCCATTCCACCGGGGGCGGCGGGATGCTGAAGTCCACCGGCTGGAACCGGCTGGCCCCCACCTTCGTCAGCAGCAGGCCCAGGGTCTCGATGTTGTACCGGGCGAAGAACTCGCAGGCGTCTTTTACGTCGTTTGGCAGCCATACGCGCTTGGCCCTCCCTCCGAGTGCGTTGCGGATCTTCCGCCACACACGATCAACCTGATCCCGCACGGCGTAGTCCTCATCGTTGTCGAGCACGACGTAGATCGTGTCGTAGCCGTCCAGCTGGCTGGCCAGGCTGTCACTCCAGGTGTCGATGCCCGACAGGCCGTAGACGGCGGTGTCGTGCCCGGCGGCTCGGAGTTCCTGCCAGGTGCGCATGGTGTCGGTCTCGCCCTCCATCAGGATGGCCTTCCCCTTGCCGGGGTTCTCGCCAGGCCGGTGGTACAGGCAGGGCTTGCGACCCTGCGTGAAGTAGAACCGGCGCTTCTCGCCCAGGGGCTGCGTCGGGTCAGGGCGGTGCTTCAGTCCGTTGTCGTAGGGCAGGGATACGTTGTCCCCGTCGATGCCCACGCCGAAGGCTCGGAGCGTGTCGCGGGTGATGCCGCGCTCGGTCTCGAACCAGGTCGCAACGGCGTCGATGTCAGCGGCCACGCAGGGCATCCTCTTTCAGCCCAGCAAGCTCCCGTTGGAGCGCGACCCAGCCGTCACCGATGGTGGTGTTGCTCGGGTCGAACCCCCGCACCCGCACGTTCACGGGATCGGTCAGCCCCTCCAACACGGCGGCCAGGGTGCCCAGGTACGTCGCGATCTCTCGCAGCACGTCCAGGAGTTCGGCCTTCTCGACCTCAGTGAAGTCAGCCATGGCGCTTCAGCCCCAGGACTCGCTGTGCGATGCGCGGCCAGGCCCGGTCGCTGCCCGGTGAGGGGAAGCGGATGGCCCGATCATCGATGAGCACGTCGAACAGGGGCTTGTTGTCTTGCTCGATGGCGACCGCTTCCAGGCCAGCCTCATCGAGCATGGCCCGGATATGGTGGCGGGCTCGGAACGCCTCGGCAGGCCCCCACAGGCGGTCGTTACACCGCACGGTGAAGACGCTGACGAAACACCCCTCCGCCATCAGGGCCTTGACGGCCTCGACAGCCCCCGGCTTGAACTCTCCCCAGGCGGGGAACTTGTGCTCCAGCAGGGTGCCGTCCAGGTCGATGGCCACGTTCAGCGGGCGGGCCATCAGACCCCTCCGCTGTAGATGATCGCCTGCACACCGGCCAGCATCAGCTGGGCGATGCCAAGACGCCACTGGCCCTCAGCGCAGAAGATCGCACCGAGTGCGGCGAACGTCAGCACCTGGATCACCAGGATGCCTACCTTGATCGTCGTCATGTGCCTCCTTACTGGCTCAGGTTGTTGAAGCGAGCCAGGAACTCATGCTCGGCTCGCCTCGGGGGCATCGCGTGCAGGCTCCAGGGGAGCGGGCCGAAGGACTCCGCCCCGTGTAGCCAGTCCTCCTCGGACGCCGCCAGGGGCGCGAGCAGGTCACGGCGTTCGGTGGCCAACAGGATGCCGTCGGCCTCCTTTACGGAGCGGGGTTCCTCGATGGCCAGTCCGTAGCGGATGCAGACAGCCGCCTGCACGCGCTTCTCGATCCGGCGGAACGCTGCCATCTCGGGCGTGTGCTTGATCGGGCGGATCATGTCGCCCACGTATGCCTCGGCCGCGTCATGCAGTAGGCCCCACAGGGGCTCATCACAGGCGTGAGAGACCTCGACGGAGTGCTGCCCCACCGAGTAGAACTCCAGGGCGGCCCCGCCGTAGCGGGTGCGCTGGCTCAGGTGGTGGGCGATGTCCTCGATGTGGACTTCCTCCGGCCGGGGATCGAGCGGGAAGAACTGCCGCCCGGTGTAGGTCTGCATCCACGGCCCTCGATCAGTCATCGTCCAGCAGTTTCTGGTAACACCCGGCGTACCCGGCGATGTCCACGATGTTGTCGCGCTGTCCGGCGCCGTTGAACTCGCGCACCATCTTCAGCCAGATCATCATGAGCACCACCTGCTCGGCCGTGACCTTGCCGCCGACAATCGTTGACCAGCCGGTGGCGATGGCGTTGAAGCTCGGCCGGGCCTTGCCGTAGGCGCGAGCACGGTCGCCGTAGATGAGGCGCTGGGCCTCCTCCAGGACGGTCTCCGGCTTCTCGGGGGTCAGGCCGTCGGTCGCGATGTCAACGAGCGGCTTACCCGGAGGGCCGCCCGGCACGTCCATGTCCATCCCGGCGTCATCACTCAGCAGGGTCAGGTTGTTGCCGACGTGCTCTCGCTTGAACATCCAGCACTCGTCGTTGTCCGTGTGCGATCCCGACGTGTGAACGTAGTTGAGGCCAACCCGGCCAACGGTCAGGATCTCTCCGACCTCGCAGTCGGTGCCGTAGAACCCGGCCTCCTCGACGCGCAGGCGGTCGCCCACTCGAACCTCAACCATTGTGCACCACGTCCTTCAGTTCGCGCTGGAGATCCCGCAGGCGGTCATTGCCAGCCTTGTTCAGGCGCTGCTGGGCGGCGATGCGGGTGCGAAGACGCCGCTCCTCGCCGATGACCTTGCGGACGACCTGCCGCATGTACCCCGTCCAGGGGCACTCGACGGCCTCGCGGGTCTGCCCGACCAGGCGGACGACTCCAACGACCTCGTTGTAGCCGATGGGCACCAGCACGTGGTCTCCAACCTTCAGGCCCAGGCCCTCATCGAGGTAGGTCAGTTCCTTGAACCGGCCGCCCAGGTTGGTCTCCGGGTCAAGCCCAGCGACGGTGACGAACTGCACCTTGGGATCTCCGGCGGGCCGGTATGGAACCACCTCGTCGGGGGTGAACAGCAGGGTCACCTCGCCTTGGGCGTCACCCAGGGGGCCATGGAACAGCTTGCCCCGGATGGTGCCCTCGATGTAGCCGTTGGTGTTGTCGATCACCTCGACGGGCTCGCCCGCGTAGTTCTCGGCGTAGTTGGCGGCGAACTCTGTGCCACGCACCAGCGTGACAAAGCTACCGATGGGAAAGTCTGTTGATTTCAGGTGGGATATCATGCTGCCTCCTTGGGGTAGCAAGGGCGCTTGTCTGCCCAGGTCGTGGGCGACCACTCCGGGTCGGGCACGATGGGGACTGACGCCTGAATGCGGGGGTCGGTCATCCACTGGGGGACAAGCACCGACAGGTCTTTGATCTCGTCCATCGCGCAATCGAGCATCAACTCGTCGTGCACGGTGTTGACCATGTGCGAGCGGTAGCCGCCCGCCTTGAGGTTGTCGTGCACCTGCTCCATCGCCCACTTCATCAGGTCGGCGGCGCACCCTTGACACAGGGCGTTGAGTGCCGAATGCATGGAGCGGGGGTGCAGGTGGCGGCCGTAGAGCGTCTTGATGTAGCCAGGCTCATCGTCCGTCTTGGTGGCGGCCACCTGGGACTCGATCATGTGGATCAGCGTCCCGGGGTCGGCCTTCTGTCGCTTGGTGCTCCACCCGATGCCCGGCCACTGGCCGTGGTAGCCCTGAAGCAGGGACAGGGCCTCCGGTGCGGTGACCTCCAGCTGACGCATCAGCGTGGGCATCCCGCCTCCGTAGACGATGGAGAAGTTGAACGTCTTGCCGATCTGGCGCTGCTCGTCGGTCATCCCCTCGACGGGGATGCCAAGGGCACCAGCGGCGGACTCGCAATGCAGGTCGCGGCCCTCCCGGAACACGTCGGCCATCGATGGCCACCCGATCATCTCCAGGTACATGGCCAGGATCTTGAGTTCGATGTTCGGGAAGTCGGCGAACAGGAATGCGTCCAGCTTGGGCACGAACGCGGCCTTCACGTCCTTTGCCTTGCGGGGCATCGTCTGCGCGTTCAAATCGCTCACCCCCTTACTGGCTCAGGTTGTTGTGGAACGGAATCGGGGTTCAGGGGCAGAAAAAATAAAGGCGTCTTCCCGCGCACACCCGGGTGCCGCCGCGCTGAACGACTGACACGGCACCACGGGCGGCGGGATGGGCACCCCGCTCCCCAACGGGGTCGCCCTAAACGGCAGGCACCGTCACCGCCAACCAAAGGGCGGGCCGCTCCCCACGCGCGGGGTGGACGGTTACTACGACTCCCCTGCCGGGGGACTTTGCAACTCTTGGTGCGGGTCGCTAGGCTTGACGGAGACTCAAGCCGAGTCCGCACTACCGCTTGGAATGCGGAGCGCATAACTCAAGGGTGGGAGGCGCTATGACGATAACGGGTGACATGATCTTCGAGGCTTACGAGAGCAGGCTCCGTCGGCGCCAGGCGAGCCCCTGCACCATGCAGGGATTCCGCATCGCTGCGGCCCACTTCGAGCGTTCCCTCGACCCCGCCACGGCGACCGCCCTCGACATCGAGGAATGGCTCAGCGGGCAGGGATGGGCGGTGTCCACTCAGCACACGGTCTTCACATGGGTGCGGGCGAGCTACCGCTATGCGGTGAAGCGCGGGCTTCTCGACCGTGACCCGACCGTGATGGTGGAGTTGCCCCGGCTTCCCGACCCCGACCCCCGCTGCCTCACGGTGGCGGAGATTGAGGACGCCGTATCGGGGTGCCGGAGCGAGCTTGACCTTCTGATCCTCGATCTGTTCCGGTACACCGGCATGAGGATCGTGGAGATGCACCGCCTCACCGTCAACGACATCGAGGGCGGGCAGATGCACATTCATGGGAAGGGCGGCCGGTGGCGCTGGCTCCCGATCCACCCGGAGATCAGGCTCACCACGACCCACCCGTGGGTGTTGCCCGGGCGCAACGGCCCGATGACGACGGCGGCGATCCGCAAGCGGCTCGGCCGGTTCACGGACGCCAACCCGCACTCATTCCGCTCGACGGTGGCGACGTACCTAGGCCGGGCCGACGTGCCGGAGACTGTGATCCAGGCGATCCTCGGCCACCGCCCGAACACGATCTACGGTCGGCACTACCGCGTGGTCAGCCCGGACGAGATGCTACGGGCGCTGCTCCAGCTGCCCTACTGAAGTCCCCACCACGTGCCATCCTTTTTGTGCCACTCCTGCCGTCCGCAATGGGCGCACTTGCGCATCAGCTGGCCGTTGGGGTCGTACATCGGCTTGGCCCACTTGTGCCCGGCGGCCTCACAGTCCCGGCGCCGGAGCTTGGCGGCGTGCTGGCGGATCAGCACCTCCTGCCAGAACACGGTCACCAGCACCCCGAAGATCCCGGAGGCGACCATCAGAGCCAGTTCCACAACCCCACCTTCAGGAAGATGGCGGCCAGGACGAACACGGCGGGGAGGGCCACGATGGTCATGCCCAGCGCGTAGAGCGCGGCCATGCCTTTGGGCGGCACCATCAGTCCTCCTCGCTGCCAGGGTCGGACGTGTCGCCCGCGTACTCGGGCTCCTCGGCCTCGACGGCCGCAAGCTCCCGCACGTCCCCGCCCCACTCCGAACGGAACGCCTGCAAGCGCACGCGGCCAGGGAGAAGCGGGTCAGGCACGAACACGGCGAACGGGCACTCGCTCAGCCCCAGCCGCTTGATGGTGTCGGCGGTGCCCCGGCTGTGGCCGTCCCAGAAGACGTATGCCTCCCCGTCTTCCTCCGTGATGAACTCGATCATCTCCGCGTTGCGGATCGGGCCAGCCTTGCGGCCGTACTGCTTCCAGTCGGCCGTGAAGGTCATGGTCTTCAGGTCGTACAGGCTGGCTGCCTGCGATGCCCAGGTGTCCACTCCTCGCGCCCCGCCCTGCACGATGCAGAGCGCCGGGTTCGGGAATGAGTGCTCAGCTGCCTCCGCCAAGCGCCGGACGTGCTCGAACACCGCGTTGCGCAGGGTGTGGCTATCGGGCCGCATCGCGTCGCTGTCAGGGAATAACTCCGGGCGGCTGCCCGCGATCAGTATGTACTTCATGGCGGCCCTCCTTACTGGCTCAGGTTGTCGGGGTCAGTCCCCGCGCTCGGCACCGCTCGACGCACGGCCGGTGACCGTGCCGAATGGATTGATGCTCGGGTGGTACACACCGTTGGGCGACTCATCCCAGAGGGACGTGAAGTAGCCGTCCAACAGCTTCTTGTCGCCGCGGTAGGCCAACAGGGCGTCGGCGAGCGGGTGGTCAATCAGCTTCAGGTTGGCGGCGTCGTAGCTGTCACGCACGAACCCGCGATCCCGGAAGTAGTCGGCGACCTCATCGTCGCTGGCCGGGTTGAAGAACAGCGGGCGCTCCTTGGGCGTCATGTGCCCAGACCGGCATGGCTTGCCGACGATGGACTCCATCGACAGTTCGTGCTGGATCACCCGGTTGCGGTACTCCTTGACCTTCTCGCCCACGTAGTCGCGGCGGACGGCCATCCCGGCCTTCTCCAGGTCGAAGATGATCTCGGTGCAAAGGCGTACCTCTCGGAGGTACAACTCGTGAACCTCGGGGTGGCGGAGCACCTGCGGGTAGAGCACACGGGCCAGGGCGTATGTCCACTCAGCATCCTTGATCCCGTAGGGGACGACGGTGCCTCGGGGGAGCAGGTGGTACCCGACCTCTTTGATGGACGCCAGGCCGTACTGCTTTTTCGCCCAGAGCTTGGCCAGCCCGGTCTCATGCTCCTCGCGGGGCTTCTCGACGGTGTACTCCTGCCATTCGCCCTCGACCTTGCGGCGCTTGGTCAGGGTCACGGTGTCGTTGACTCCCAGCAGGGACACCGCGAGCCCCTTGAGCTTCTTGGGGCGGTGCTCATCGAGCAGGTGCGACATCAGCGCGGTGTCGTGCCACTGGATGCGGGCACGGTCGGCGTCGGTCAGCAGGCCAGCAATGTCCGCCTTGTGGGCGTCGAACTTGACGTTATGGCATACGGTGACATCGACGTGGGCGAACATGCTGCGCAGGAAGTCCCGGACACCCGGCGGGCTATGGAGTAGCTGCACCGGGTCTCCCAGGTCGAACCAGTGGGCCTCGGGGTCGCCGAACTCCGGCTGCCAAGCCACCTGCACCGAGAACGGCTGATCGTGGTACGCCAGCCCGGTGGTCTCCGTGTCGAATGCGATCACCTTGGGGCGGTCACGCTCGAACGCTGCGATCCCGGCTGCCGCAAGGGCCTCCAGGTCGGGGGCCTCGGGCGGCTGCCAGGCGTCAGCCGAAGGCACCGGCCCCGGACGCGAACGGGTCGCCACTCGCGTCGTTGGCGTTGGTGGCGGCTCCCGGCACCGGCTGGCTGCGGGGCGGCGTTGCGCTATTGGCGTCATCGTCCACGTCGGCGACGATGGAGAGGGCGGCCATCAGGGCGTAGCGGCGGGTGTAGGTCACGGCGCTGCCCAGCCCCTGCGGGTCACGCTTGCCCAGCACGATGGGCGTCAGGTACTCCAGGTTCTCGCCGGTGCTGGCGAGTACCAGGCGGGTGGCGATGGCAGGCACGCTGCCGGAGTCCCCGTCGAACACCTGTGACAGCGGCTGCATGAGCAGGACGCCGTGCTTCTGGAGGATCGGGAGCACCTGCTCCGTGAGGGAGTCCAGGGTGATGTACTTGCTCCCGAAATGCGGGTTGATGCCCTGCTTCTGGAGCGTCGGGATCTCCGACTGCACCTTGAACAGAGCCTCCGCCAGGGTGGCGGGCTTTGCGGCTGCGGGCATTACTGCGCCCTCCGAAGCTCAAACGCCACGTACAAGCAGGCGGCGCGGTGCAGGCCAAGGGGCGACTCTCCGATGGCGGCAAGGCGATTGCCAGATTCGCGGCATTCTCGGAGTAGGTTTGCGAGCGCGTTGATCTTCTCAGCGGTCATGCTGCCTCCTTTTCAGCCCGGGCCTTGACCAGGGCGGCGATGTCGTTGTCGGTCGGGGTGGTCAGCACGTCAGGCTGCGGCACTCCCTGCCGGGGGATGTAGACCGGGGCACCGTCGGGGTCTAGATCCCACGATCCGACGGTCTGCACCTTCTGGGTGCTGCAATCGCACAGTTCGTCAGGGAACGGGCAATAGGTGGCGCTCCAGTGGGGCACCAACAGCTGGCTCAGCTTCGGCACCTTCAGCTGCTTGTTCAGCGAGAGCTTTGGGACTCGATCCTGCACCGGGGCGAGCGAGTCCGTGATCCAGAAGTCCGGATCGAGGATGCGGGCAAGCTGCACCTCTTGGAGGTACGCCTTCGTGGCGGCCCAGCGATCCTGCATCAGCCCCTCGATGTATTCCTGCGGGTACGGGGTGCCCTCCTGAAAGCTCGGGGCGACCTTGCCCACCCGGGCAATGTCCTTGGGGGCGATCTGACCGACGGGCAGGTAGAGCACGCCGATGCCGTGCACCATGGGCAGGCCAGCGCGGACGGCGGCCCACCAGTAGGCGGACAGCTGATGCATGTGCTCGTCCTTGATCCCGCCCTTGATGATGTAGGGCATCCCCTCCGGCTTGATCGTCTTCAGGTCGGTCAGCACGAACCCGCGCTTCTCGGCATTCCAGACGAAATGGTCGGCGGTGCCAGACCAGCCCTCGGGGAGCCAGCGATCCAGCTTGACCTCCAGCATGACCGGCTGGCTGCGGAGGTACCGCTCGACGGCTCCGTGCATCAGGGTGCCCAGCATCAGCCGGGTCTCACTAACCACGTCCTCATCGATCATCGGGGCACCGGCGGCCTTCAGCTGCGCGTGGCGCAGGCTGCCGCAGAGATCCCCGGAACAGTGAAGTAGGCCGTCAGGCGGCCTACGGCTGGCGCGGAACCCGTCTTGTACGAGATCCACCAGGCTGACATCAAGAAGGGGCATCGCTCCTTACTGGCTCAGGTTGTTGTGCAGATGGGCGGCGCCCGTGTCGAACGGGAGCACCTCCAGAGGGCGGGGATTACCACGGCCCCGACTCACCGCCCGTGTGGGGAAGCAGGCTGCGAAACCGCTCAGGTTTGAGATAGTGCGCAGAGTCGGACTCGGGCCTCAGCGGCGTTGACACGGCACCGCTCGGCGCTCACCGGGCGGTCACCACGCTCGTATGCCCGGGCGTTAGCCTCCTGACTGCGGATCGTGGCCTTGATCTGGGTGCGCGTAGCCTGCCGACGGGCAGGAATGCCCGGATCGGCCACTGGCTGGGGCGCTGGCGGCTTTCGGCGGGCCATGCGACTCCTAGGTCGGATTGCGCAACGAACGGCTTAGAATGCCGCTCAGAGCGTCGGGCAACGGGCAGAACGACGAAAGAGCCCCCAAAGCGAGCACAACACCGTGCGTAAGCACAATGCCGTACCCGCCTTGGGGGCGGTTCTTCTACTCGCGCCAGGACGGCGGGACGGTGATCCCTGCCTGCTCCGCGGCCTTGATGATCGCGGGCGGGCTCAGGTTCATCGACGCCTCCATGAGCATGATGGAGAACTCGGGGGGCGTCAGGTCGGCGCGTGCCGCCAGGACGACCAGGCAGTCACCCAGGAACTCATGCTGCTCCTTCTGCCCACCCAGGCTGTCCAGGATGGGCACCGCTCGGGCCAGGCCGTTCGCGGTTTCGGTCACGTCACCGACGGCCGACATCACAGTTCCTGCGCCCGTGCGAACGCCTTGAGCACCATGCCCTTGGTCGTCTTTTTGGCGTCGTTGAAGTTGGTGATGATGGCCTCGGGGCTGCTCGGCGGAACCATCGTGGTCTTCTCCGCCTCGATGTCCTTCACCGGGCCGTAAAGCTCGATGACGGCCTTGGCCAGCTTGGCCCGGGCGGTCTTGAAGCCGCGGGTCGTCACCACCTCCGCGGTGGGGACGTGCCAGGCGCCGTCGGTGGCGGCCACTGACAGAGCACCCATGGCGCAGTAGCACGCCGAAGCGTCGGTCATCTCGGTGCTTCGCCAAGTCCGATACGAGCCCTTGGCCCACCGTCCCCGACCCTTGAGGATCGTGGCGGCCTCGGCCAGCATGGTGTTGCTCGGGGTCATCAGTGATCCTCTCCTGTGTGGTCGATGCCGGTGATCGGGGTAACCACGCCGGTCTTACCGTCGGCGGGGCACGCGACTCCGGTGTTCACCGTGTTGACCGCGTACTCGCTGTCGATGATCTGGTCGCCATGGGGGCGGACGATCCCGACGGCCAGCAGGCTGCCCGGGAGCACGTGGAAGTACATGGTGCGGCGCTCCGTCTTCGGGGCGACGTTCCACTGGCGGCGCTGGGGGGCACCCTTGGGGCCTACGAACGTGGCGTAGAACGTCACGACGTGGGCGGCCGAAGTGTTCTCCATCTGGAATGCGTACTTCGGGTCACCACAGGGGCCGAGAATGTCGGCGTGCGGGTTGCCGGTGTCCCTCACGTGACACGCCAGGGCCGCCGCAGGGGCGAGCACCAGCACGATCAGCGCCAAGAACAGGATCTTGCTCAGTCGATTCATGTGGTCTCCTTTGGTCGTTTCCCCTCCATCTAAGTAAAAGGAGGGCGCCCCCTCCCCCGACCGCCCGCAATCCCGCATGGGGAGAGCGATCAGGAGAGGGTACGCATACTGGCTCAGGTATCTGCGGACTCCCCGCCAACCCCGTCTAGGTCATCGGCCAGGATCGGATAGCGGCGCTCCCGCAGTTTCTGCATCTGCTCCGGGGTCACGTACTGGATGGTCACGCCTTCCACCACGATCTCCCGGGTCACTCCGTCGGCGTTCATGCTGCCGCCTCGTGGGCGTCGGCCGTGTCGGCGAAGTACACGTCGGCGGCGGCCTCCAGCGTTTCCGCCAGGTTGTCGGACACCCGGACAGGTGCCGCACCATCGACGGGCTTGTAGAGCTTGCGGGGCGTCCCGCCTCCGCGTGTGGGCGACTCGTCAAATACCACGTCGCCACTGGCCATCAGGGCCTCCAGCACCGGCCGGATACGGCGGCGGTCTCTACCGACTGCCTCCGCAAGCTCGGCCATGGTGACTCCGTTCCAGCCGAACCCGGTCAGGTACTCCAGCACCAGGGTCTGTAGGTTCTCCCCGTTGGGCTCGAACGCGAGTCCGTGGTGCAGGTCGTTGCGCCGCGTGTCAGCGTCCAGCTGCTTCAGCGCACCCTGCCATTCGCTGGCCAGGGCGTTCGCCATGCGGGCGTGCTGCCCGGGGTCACGGCGGACAAAGTTGGAGCGCACCCGGTAGTCGGCTGCCGCCTCCGCCTTCGCAACCCGGTCAGCCTCGATGGCCTCACGGATCGCCCGCTGCTCCTCTGGGGGCGAGAGATCCATCATGCTGCCCCCATCAGGTCGCGGCCCTTCAGGGCCTCACCGATGCAGGCGTCCCAGCGGTCGGGATCTTTCCGCACCTGCTCGACATGGTGCGCCGGACGGGCCGATGGCACCAGGGCGGCGTCGGCTCCCCGCATCAGCTGGATCGTGATGGCCTCGCTCATGCTGTAGCCCTTGCGCACCAGTTCCTCGATGCGCTTGCCGCCGATGAAGCGGTGCAGGCCGGTCGGCCCGAACTCGAACCGGCTCCGGTACTTGATCCGCTCCACAGGGTGCGGGAATCCGAAATCCCGCTGCTGCTGCTTGGCAACCTCGTCGTTGCTCAGGCGCATACTCACTTGACCACCCGCCGTCGAATGGTGCTCAACTCGTCGGCGATGGTGCCCAAAAGCAGGGCAACGAGCGCGAGCGCCATGGCCTCCGGGCGCGTGGTGCCGGTGAGAGTAGTGAACAGGTACACACCGAATATCGCGAATGCGAAACTCATGCGTACACCGCCTCACCGCGGCGGGCCTTCAGGTACAGGCCGCGCTCGATGGGGACTACGTTGCCGAATCCGCGGGTGCGGGCGTCGGCGGATAGAAGCTCCCGGGCTGACAAGATCCGGGGCTCGTTGGGCTCGTCGTAGTAGCTCACGGGATCACCACGTGGCACAGCGAGAGCACGGCGGCGATGGTGCCCGCCAAGAACAGCGTTGTGAGTAGAAACTCTTTGACCATGTGCGTTGGTCTCCATTGGGTCGCGCACGCGGGTTTGCAACGGGGCGATGTGTTCGACCCCCCGACGTGCTTACTGGCTCAGGATTTTGCGAACGCGAACAGGTGGGTTTCTCCGACGATCCAGAGAAGTCCATCCCCCCTGTCCGGCACAACCGGCGTATACCGCCCGTCGGTTGTGAACGTGAATGCGCGGGCCATGGTGCCCACGCGGTAGCCCAGGACTTGCCCGGGCTTGAAGCTCGGCCCCATGACCGAGAAGAACACGCGGTTACCGACCACTACGGGACTGCCCATGACCAGCCCGTCCACCGTGGTGCTCCAGGTAACCACGCCGGTCGCAAGGGACACCCGGACAAGCGTGCCATTGCGGCCAGCGGCGTACACGGCCGTGGGGGTGACGGCGGGGCTTGCGTATGCCTGCCCGCCCGTACTTGCCCGCCACTGTCGTGCGCCGGTTTGTGCGTCAAGCGAGACCACGGCGTTGGAGTCCCGGCAGGGTGCGACCACATGGCCATCCTGCACGGCGACGTTGCCGTAGATCGCTCCGGTGCAGGCCGGTGCATCCCAGACCACGCGGCCGTGATAGCCGCCGATCTTCAGCACCCGCCCGCAGTAGGTGCCCAGGTAGAAGAAACTCCCCACCCGGGCCAGAGCGCCGGTCACCTTACAGCCGGTGTCGATGCTCCACTTCATGCGTCCGCCCTCACCAGCGAAGCACCCTGCGGTGCCTCCGGTGTTCGCGGTGCAGATCCAGCGGCCGAAGGAGGACGGCGATGATTCGCCCGTCCAGCCGGTGCGGCGCCAGAGGGTTTTGCCGGTGGCTGCGCTCAGGGCGGTGAACCCACCCGCTCCGCTGCCACGACTGGCCACGAACAGGCGGCCGTTGAGGTATGTCGGGGAGTCGGCGGCAATCCCGCCGATGTTGACGTGCCACAGGTTGTGCCCGTCGCTTGCGGCAAATGCGGTCACGCTCCCGGAGTCCGTGGCGGTGTAGACCACGCCGGTGTGAACCACCGGGGGGAACTCCATCAGACCGGCGATGCTGCGGGAGTACCGCTGCGTCAGCTGGCCGTCAAACTCGTGCCCGCAGTAGGTGCGGGTGCGTGCGGCGTTCAGGCCGTAGGTGTTGACATTCACCGGCGGCGTGCATATCATGGCGTGGTTCTCCTTTACTGGCTCAGGTATTTGGGAACACCTCAGCGGTCGGGGGCGGACACCCCCGGCCGCGGCTTGCATGCAAGTTCTGGGCAGTTCTGGGCAGTTTGGGATGGGCACCGCGATGCGGCGCCCCCGCGTAGCGTCTTGATTCGTGGGCAATCCCGGGTGTGCGATTGCCCGCCGCAGGATTCGATCCTGCACCCATTCAGGGCGGTGACGGGCTCAGTGTGCCTACGCGGCTGCGGTTGCCCGCTCGCTCGCTTTGGCGTCGATGGACGCTTGAAGCGCGGCCATCAGATCGGCGGGGTCGGCACGCTTGACCCCGGGGTAGTCGTGAGGCTGCGCCGGAGTACCGGCTGCTGCCAGGTCGATGGCCTCCTGCAAGGCCGTGGCGTAGGTGTCGGTCACCGCTGCCAGGTCGAACTCTCCCGGCAGGCTGTCGAACAGGTGGGTCACCATGTCCAGCATGGCGGGCTCCGGGGCGTCGATGCGCTCCAGCCCTTCGCGGATGGTCTCGACGTTGCTCCAGCGCACCCGCTCGTGATAGACCACCGTGCTCGCCACGATGCACTCGAACAGGTCGCTCCAGCGCAGGGCCATCACCTTGGTGGTGCCGCGGTCGATGTACTCCCCCACCAACGTGCGGCCGGTGGACTTCAGCCACGCGGCGAGCAGAACGTAGGCGGGATCGTCGGCCGTGGTGCTCGGCCAGGTCAGGGTGCTCCCCGCAAGTAGCTCCGCGGGGATAGCGTCCGGCGTTGCCACCAGCCGCACGTCGCCCTCGGAATCCTTCGCGGGTTTCTGGCTGTCGGTCAGGGCTACCGTGGTGCCATCGCTGGCGGTGTACGCGGTGACAGGCTTGACCACCTTGCCATCGCCGGTAACGTACTGCTGCTGCACCGGCTCCAGGGTGTCCGGGGCACGGTAGCTACCCTGCACCCGGGCGGTCGTGTCGGCCACCGGCGAGGTGCCAATGGTCACGGCCACCATGCCGAACCGCAGGGTGCGGGTGCCGGACGTTGCCCGGAGTCCCACCGTGCGCTTGATGTCTCGCTTATTCGCCATTTGTCATCCCTCCGGTGGGTTGTAGTCGGGGCAGTCCACGGTGCGCTCAAGCTCGCAAATGTCGCCCTCCAGGTCGATGGAGTACACGAACGTCGCCAGCGGCTCCCCGCGGTTTTCGGTCACTGTCACGATCTCGATGGGCAGGCCGTCGGTTTCGTAGCCCCAGAGAATCGACATGCTGCCGATCTCCGCTTGGTCATTGGGCTCCGGGGGGTCATAGAGGCTCCCGCCGATGGTGTAGAACAGTCCCTGCTCGCTGCCGATCATGTCGGCGGTCTCCAGGGCCAGCACGTGCAGTCGCTCGACAAGCTCCGCATTGAGGCACACCCCCGGTGCGGCGGTGTAGACCGGGTGGGCGTAGTGCCCTCCGGTGCTAACCTCGGACTTTGCGCAGGTGCCAATCATGCGACCACCACCACCACTCCGTCGCGGCCGAAGGGCATATCGCCCTCGTCGCCGATGCGGTTAGGGCCTTCGACAATCCGGCACCAAAGGCGCATCAGATCGTGGCCGAACCTATCTGGCATGTTTGTGCCCAGCCCGACCACCTCCACGGTGTGTTCGCCGTGCCGAAAACGGTCGCCAGGCTTCAGCGTGTCAGCGCGGACGATCATGCGACCACCTCCAGCTGCTCCGCCAGGGCATACTCCGTGCTGCTCAGCGGGCGGCCGATGCCCCGGGCGTCCTCAGTCAGGCCGGGATAGTCCAGCCAATCGGTGCGGCTGAAGGGATGCATGTAGCACCGTGCGGCGTCGGCCCGGTCGTGCAAGGTCACGCACGCGGTGCCGCGGTCGTTGACGGCCTCGACCACGTAGGTCTCGCCGTGCTGATACAGGGTGACGGTGGTGCCGGTGCCGTCGTTGACGACACGGGTGTCAATGGTGGTCACGTGATTCTCCTTTTACTGGCTCAGGTTTTTCCCGCGCGGACACGCGGGTTGACTACTCGGTTGCCCTGCCCTCCAGGGTAGTGCTATCGTGCAGGCGGCCAAGCTTCAGGCCGTCGAACATGCCGCGGACGTAGGTGTGCAGGTCTTCCCACCGGGTGAACGCCGGTGAGACTTCCAGCACGTAGGACTCGCCCTCTGGCTGAAACGTCAGCCGCTTTGTGTGTCCGTCTAGGGACGTTACGATGAGCTTGCCAGGCAGGGAGTGCGCGGCGGAGACCTTATCGGCCTCCGCTTGCGCCTCCCCCCGCCAGTCTGTACGGGACATGGTGAACCTCTTTCGGTCGCGGGGTTGCGCAGACCATAGCGCAAGGGGTCAGACAGCCTCCAGCGGGTCAGAGATACCACCGGGCAGGTCTCCGTCGTAGGATGCCTCCAGCGCGGGCAGGATCGCCTGCTGGATCGACTCCGGCAGTCCCTCCAGGTCGCGGACGGCGGCCCGGAGGGTAACAATCAGGTCGAACGTGCAGTCCCGCGACATCGTAACCGCGACGTGTCGGGGCACCGGCTGTGCGTTGAAAGTCATATCGCTCATGCGGGCACCTTTTCGGGGGTCGGGGTGGGCGTCGGGGCAGGGATGCGCTCAGGCACCTTTTCCGGCACCCGCTCAGGGATGGGGACTTCAATCGGCTGATCGTCGTCAGTCTCGCCGATGTTGATATTGGTCGGGGTCAGCATGATTGCCTCCTAGGTGTGAATGTGCCCACAGGTGGGGCACTCTGTCGATGTGCGTTGCATTCGCGCTCCGCACTTCTGGCACCATTCGATGATGCCTCCGTCAACGTCCGGGCTCAGGATTTGAGTTGTCGCAAGCTCGACCGTGACTCCGTGCGGCCCGTAGGTGTCGCGCAGGGGGTTGACGAGTTTCCACGATTCATACGGGACATAGATCGCCCGCACCTGTGCTCGCTCCGCCCTCCAGCCATTCACCGCGGGGATGACCTTGCCCGCCAGCTGCACCTGCCCGATGACACCGAACCGGCTGTAACCGATCCCGATTAGGTGGGCGTGCGTGCGGCCAGCGTAGAACCCGCAACCATGGTGCGGATGCCCGCACCCTTTGACCGGCGGATGGTACCGGCGGTCAGGGTTGTCGGCGTGGTGCCGTCCGGGGCTACCGGCCTCCAGCTGTCCCGGGCCTTGTTGGCACTCCGCCCGTTCCCATAGCCCGGGAGTCCAGGTGTGCGTAAACGTCGGCGAGCGAAGTAGGCCGTCAGATCCGACAACCCATCCCCTCCAGCCGATGATTTCATCGACCGCCAGGGTGCCGTCAGCGTCAACCGCATCGGCAGGTACGGGAACCGTGCTCCCGCAGAACCCGCACAGGGCGCCGATGTGTTGGTCGGGGCACCCGCACGCGGGGCAGTCGATTCGGTGGTTCACAGTCCCTCCCTCAGATGGTGGTTTGGATCGTCGGCCGAAACTCTCCGGCCGTTGCGTTCGGATGCATGGTCACGTTGGCCAGTTCCTGCGCGTTCCATGCAGGGTGCGTTTCAGCGAGGAACCGATAGACCATGGAGGTTTCCTTCACTCCGCGGCGGTCGCTCCCGCACTCCAGGTTCAGGTATGCCCGCTTGAGCGAAGCGTTCGACACGCCAGCCATTTGGGCGAGCGTTGAGATGCCCGCCTGATCGGTGGCACTCCCGTCGCAACAGGGGCACATGCCCGCGCTGCCGTCAGCCTTAGAGTGCATCCGCACGTGGCCAACGGAGAACAGGTTGCCGGTGCTGTCGCACCGATAGTGGTCAGCCACCGGCACCGGGCCGTTGGCCAGGGCCTTAGTCAGGAACTCCTGCGCCTCCATGACCTTTTCGTTGGTAGGGCCACGCTGGGATGCCTCACCGCGAACGTTGACGACATCGGCGAGGTTTGTGACCTTGATCCCCTTCTCGGCGATGCTCAGCCGTGGGATCTCAGCCATGCGGCCGTCCGACATGGTGAAATCCACCGTGTCGAAGTCGAACGCGATAGCGTCGCCCGGAGGGGCGTTGGAATCCTTCGCCGGTACGAGCAGAAGCTGATCCGCCATGCCCGGTCGTTTGCCGACGAGATGCACCGTGCGTGCGCTCCCGCCCAGACCGGAGGTGTAACCGCCCAGTAGTGCCTGCCAGTCCGCATTCTTCGGGACTGACTTCAGGGTGTGGTGCACGAACAGCGCCATGCAGTCAGTGTTCTCAAGCACCGTGCGGAGGTCGGCCAGATAGGCTCCCCATTTGCTCCCGGTCGGGCCTAGGGTTTTCTCCGTGGTATCGAAGATGCACACCTTTGCGCCCAGGTAGGCAATGTGTGACTCCAGATCGCGCAAGTCCCGCGGAAGCTTGAACGTCGCCAGGAGAACCTTTGCCATGTCGGCGCCGTTCGCCTCCAGCCGGTACTTCTGCACGGCAGGATCGTCTTCAAGGTTACTGAAGATAACCGGGCCGTAGGTGCGGCTGAAGTCGGCCGCAAGCTTGAACGTGATATTCGACTTGCCTACGCCGGACGGCCCGGCGATGGCACCGATGCTCCGCTCGTAGAACATCGATTCCGGGGTGTCTGTCACCGGCCACACTTTGACCGGCACGTCACCGGACACGTCGGCCGCGAATGCTCCGCGAAGCTGCACAATGCCTCCTTTACTGGCTCAGGTATTTGGGGTGTGTCGCGCACGTCCGCGGTATCTCAGTGCCGCGGTTTCTCAGTGCGAATGCCTAGCCCGGGAGTTGAACCCGGGCGGTACCGATCTAGGCGGTTAGTGCAGGGGTGTGCGCGGCCTCAGTCCGTCCGGCCGCGAATGCGTCAACCCACGTCCGGTCAAATCGCTCGCCGAACCGGCCGGGATCATCGACGCGGATAGCGGCTCCCCACCCGGGCAGGGTGAGATAGACCGGGCCTAGGCCGAACGTCGGCCCGTTGAGCGAGTAGGTGCCGAACGTGTCGGTCACCCGGAACTCTTTGCGGCTCCCGCTTGCGCCGATGTAGGTCACACTCATGATTCCCTCCCGTCGATGGTCACGGACTCCCTCAGTCCGTACATGATTTGCGGCTGGATGGCCGCGGGCACGTGGTCGGCCGCCAGCCGGATACGAACGCACTTGAAGCCGAACTCCCGGACTAGCCAGTAGCCGATAGGCGCCGCCTGATCCCGTTCGATGTGGCGCACGGCCGCGGTCACGGAGATGTGGCCGCTCAGGTCGTGCACGGCCGCTGTCGGGGCACAAATCATGCGGCCAGCGTTCGGGTCTCAGGGGTGAACACCGGCTGGCCGTCAACCACCCGCACGGTGCCAATCAACGTGCTGTGATAGGCCGCGCTGCTCCCGCCGGTGGCGTACACGTAGAACATGTCCTCGCCGTTATTGTCGGCGTGGCCATCGACACGGACGCCGGACTGCCATCCCCGGACGTGTCCGGTTATCATGGAATGTCCGCAGCGGGTTGCCTCCCCGCGATTGCCATTGATCGATGCGTAGAACCGTGACATTGTTGCCTCCTAGGGGCGAAGGGTGAGATAGGTCAGCGCGGCGGACGCCGCGGGCAGGATGAGAAGGGCGAGGATCACCGGCATTCCCACCCGTAGTCGGGATCAAAGGACTCCGCCCAGACCGGGCAGTCCGCGGGGAATCGGTCGCATTCGGCCTCAGCCTGCACGTCAGATCGGAAGTAGCCCAGGACTGCCGGGCGTCCGTCCATATCGATGGTGCATACGCGGTGATTCATGGTTGCTCCCTTACTGGCTCAGGTTGTCGGTACTGATGTGCTGATGTCTCCCGGCTCACCCGGGCAGGCGGCAGGTTGCACCCTGCGCCACAGTCCCGGGTAAGCACGATTTCGGCGGGGGGCATTGCCCGCTCCCGCCGCTGGGATGCCCGGGGACGCGGTATGGGGCGTCCGGCTCAGTCGGGCATCGATCAAGTCTTAGCTGCGGGATATGTGCTCATGTCCCGCGGCATGTGGTCGGGGGCTGTACCGACTTGCGATCCGCTCCCTGTTGCCAGGGGCGAGGTCGGACGGTGCTACTGGGCGCATCAACCGCCGCTAGGGCGATCTCATGGGCCGGTCTACTGCCGTCCGCCGCGACACTAGGGTCTCTCTCCCTCCCCCGCCGGGGAATCCGGGGATCTCATCTCGCCGGATCTTGCTTGCTCATTCCGTGGTGCAATCTCTTTATCGCTCCGTTGCGCAACGAATCATATCACCCATTAGGGTGAATCTCAAGCAATCGGTCATATCCCCTGCCGTATGATCCCCTGCTCTAGTCCATGCGCACGCGAATGCACAGGCTAGTGCACACTGTCTAGTGCATCATGTTGCGCACATGGATGGGCTACCCCTCACTCATGTACTTACTTGCATGGTCAACCATCGGGTGATGTGCGGACGGTCGGCTACACCACCGGGGTCATGCCGTCAAGAGAAGTCTTTTGCGCATGTCCCCATGGTCGGTCGGCCCCGGGCGTGATGGGCTCGGCCCCCTTGCGTGCGCGTAGGAGAGAGTAAGGCACTTCCCCATTGCCATTCCCCCAAAAGAAATGGCCCCCAGCGCCCCCGTGAGGGTGCTGAGAGCCATCTTTAGAGCCTCCTCCAGACCCATGGAGGAATGCGGGTTTGCCCACTGTGTTACCCCTTATAGTCTCTATATAACGCCGGAGAGGGCTCGAACCCCCGGGTTGGTGCCTGCTCGTTCGGCCGCTGGCGCGGCGGACGGGTTCAGGGGGTTCTCACCCGCATCAGGAGCCATCTGGAGCAGCGCCGTAGGGCGCTATATAGGGGATAGTGCGCCAAAAGGGCGGTTTTACCCCTGTGGAGGGCGGATGTCGTTGAACTGGGTGCGGGGATCGAGCAGGATGGCCTTCTCGGCGGCTGCCGCAGCGATCTCGAACCTCCCCGGAAGGGGGGCAAAGAGCTTTCCTCCCCTCCCTTGCCACCATCCGTGGACGTAGGTGGTGTCCCGCAGGCGCGATTGCAGGGTGCCGTGGCCGCCCCACAAGTCCCACAGGATCTCGATGCCGGGTCTGGAGCGGGCGAGGTCGGCGATGCCGCTCACGTAGTCCCAATCGGACTCCCTCCAGCCTCTGGATTCAGCGAAATGCTGGGCATCCCACAGTGTTCGGGCGGCGATCAGGTGCTTCGGGCGCCCGTGTTGCCAGGGTGTGAGCGGGAATTTGTGGTATGTCGGTGGTTTCGGCGGAATCACGGGCATCAAACCACCCTCAGCCGCATCGGGTGCCCTTCCGGGAGCCGAATCGGCCTCAGAAGCCAGTCATCGCCCTTCTCGTCGGCGAAATCGAGCTTTCGGAGCACGTCAATCGTGCGATCCCGGTCTGCGAGGCGCTTGGAGCGGGCTTCGACGGCGATTGCTTCCCGTGAGAGCCCGTATGGCTCCGCTGCGGCCAGCAGAAGCGTGATCCACTCGCTCAGTTCGGCCACGCCCTCCATCGAGAAGCACGGTTCGTCCATGAAGCTGATGCATCCGCGGCATAGCTCCTCTCGGAGCCACAACATGCACTCGTGGTGCCCCTTCCACCCCCTCTGCGCCGACATCGCGCCCCAGGTGAGTGTCTTGTTGCGCTGGCACGCCTCACAGTGGAGGGTGACGAACAGGTTGTCGGTCTCCGCGTCGTAGCCGGTCAGCATCCGCACGTCTTCGTGCTTGCTGCCATCCTCGATTGCGAGCAGCAGATCAGACCGCATTTCGACGGCGATCCGGTCTTGGCCAAGGAAGAAGTCGGGCATGATGGTGTAGGAGAAGGCCATCAGGCTACCACCCTTGCCTCATCGGAGATGAGCCGCACTCCGCCGACCATCCCGTCCCAATCCTCCTGTTCGGGGGGCTCAGCGTCAACTCCGTTGCGCTGGTAGCGCGTCTGGAGTGCCATCTGCATCTCCCGGGCGTCGTCCAGGCGCCCTTCGCGCCGTGCGTGCGACACCTCGCCGTCCATCAGCGCCTGCTCCGCCGCGATCCCGCAGGCGTGGCAGCCGCAGCTGAGGCCCTGCACGCTTGTGCCGTGGTAGCGGATGCCGGTGTCGAAGGAGATCCCCT